CCCGAACCCGACCCACGGAGACCACGATGACCGAACCGATCACCGATCAGCAGCTCGACCTCGACGAGATCGAAGCCCGCGCCGCCCACCTTCACGAGTACGGCGACCCCACGGACACCCGAACTGCCGGATGGGAGGAACTCGCCGGGACCGACGTCCCTGCCCTCGTCACCGAAGTCCGCCGCCAGCGCACCGAGCTGGAGCGCCGCGCCGAAGACGTCGCCTTCCTGGAGCGGACCACACTGCCGGAGCTGCGCCGCGAGATCGAGCACCACAAGGACGGCAAGCAGCGGTGGCGGGCGCGCGCCGAGAAGGCCGACGCCCGCGCCGCCGAGCTGGCCGCCGTCGAGATGTTCACCCCGCAGCAGTGCCCGGCCGGGAAGCATGCGGACTGGCTCGTCGACAGCGAGTACGCCCACGCCTGCCCCTGGTGCCAGATCGGCAGGCTCCACGCCGAGTCGGCCGCCGTGCACACCTTCCTCGACGAGCAGGAGCTCGCTGCCCGCGCGTTCGAACTCCCGACCCCGGCGTGGGTGGAGGCGGTACGTGCCGCCTCAGCGACCTCAGGCGTGCCTGTGGGCGCCTCGCAGCCCTCCAGCGTCTCCGAATCCGCGCAGAGCCCTACGGGAGCGGCTACGGGGCACCTGGGGGATCTGCCGTCCACCGAGGACCTCGCCTCCGCCGACAACCCCACCCCCCTCCGCTGGGGCCTCAACGACGTCCAGTGGTGCGACGACGGCACCCTGCTCGTCATGCTGTCCGGCCCCGACCGGGAGGCGTACTGGCTGGAGCTGGACCCCGAGCGGGCCGCCGTACTCCGTGAAGACCTCGCCGGGCCGGCCGAAGACCCCGCGCCCGCCGAGGACTTCACCGGCACCCAGCCGTGCGGCCACGACGAAAGGAACTTCTGATGTCGAAAAGGATCGATCTCACCGGGCAACGCTTCGGGCGACTGACGGTGGTTGAGAAAGCCGAGCGCGCCACCGACGGCAGAGCACTGTGGCGCTGCACTTGCGAGTGCGGCGGCGAAAAAATCACACGGGCCCAACGCCTGAGCAGCGGGGCGACGCGTTCATGCGGCTGCCTGGGCCGAGAGAAGTCCGCTGAGCGGGCGCCCGACTTGAGCCGCGCGAACCGCACACATGGCATGACTGACACGCCGGAGTACGAGTCATGGAGCGCAATGGTGCAGAGGTGTACCAACCAGCGAAACCCGGACTACTCCGGCTATGGCGGTCGCGGCATCACGGTGTGCGGCCGGTGGCGGACCTCGTTCGAGGCGTTCTACGCCGACATGGGGCCACGGCCGGCTGAGACTTCCCTGGACCGCATCGACGTGAATGGGAACTACGAGCCCGGCAACTGTCGATGGGCGACGCGGAAAGAGCAGCAGCGGAACACGCGACGGAATCGGCTCGTCATGGCGTTCGGCGAGGAGCTGCCGCTGGCCGAGTGGGCAGAGCGCATCGGAATCGATTACGGCGCGCTGCAGGGGCGCCTCGACCGCGGTTGGTCGACTGAGCGGGCCCTGACCACCGGTGTTGACCCGGAGGTGCTCGCGGCGCTCGCCAAGGACTCCCCGCACCCGTGGGCCGACCGCCCGAACGTGTGGTGCCCCGGCATCGGCTACGACGACGACCAGGCCGCCGCCGACAGCAGCACCACCACCACCGCGCGTTGAACCCCGCCAACAGGAGGCACACCGTGAACGCCAGCACGAACATCCACCTCACCCTCGTCATCAACCGGCCCACGCCCGGCGAGTGGTTCGGCCGCCAAGACGTCCTCGAAGCCCTCGAAGCCGCGGGCTGGACCGGCGACACCGACATGCCGCTCAGCATCCTGCGGCACCCGTCCGGCGCCGTATGGGCCGTCCTCAACGAGTCCGACGACTCCGGCCTCGAATGCCCGAACGGGGCCGTCATCGAATTCCCCGGCAGCACACCGACCGTCGTCATCGTCGCCGCATGCCTCGCCGCTGCCGCCGTCTGATCGTCCGCTGCCAGCACTCGCCACCCAGGAGACCCCGTGATCCGCGAGGACCGTTTCCTCATCAGCCGCAAGCCCTACGCCGTCGACCTGACCAGCCTTCGCGGCAGCCGCACCGACACCCCGAAGGGCCGCAACGAGTACTACTTCGGCGGCCGTATCGACGCTGTGTGGTTCCGCCGCCGCCAGGGCGTCACCGTCGCCTGCATCGGCGAACTCTGGGACCTCCAGCACCCCGAGCCGGCCGACGCCGTCCAGTTCCTGGAGCAGCACGCCGACGGCCGCTACGGGGGCGACTGCCACGGCCGCTGGGACGGCGACTCGTACTGGGGCAACGTCACGTTGGAGCAGCAGGAGCAGCACCTTGCGATCCTCCGACCGATGCTCGCCAACTACCCGGCGCTGCCCGGCGGCTACTCGGGTTGGTGGACGTTCCAGACCGGCCGCTGACCCCGTTGTCAGTGCCAGCCCCTACCGTCCCAACACCACACAAACCAGGAGGAATTGTGACCGCTAAGCCCCGCTGGAAGTCCCGCATCCGCTGGGACGACAACGACCGCACCACCCACGACGGCCGCACCTACGAGCTGGAGACCCACAGCTACCACCGTGGCAAAGCGGGCTGGTCCGAGACGGACGACTACCACGTCCACGAAGTGGCCGGCAGTGGCCAGGCCGACCCGCGCCCGCTGTACGGGCCGCTCGGCACGAACCGGCGCCGCGCCGTCCGCCTGGCCGAGCTGCGGCTCCTCGGCTGGACGCCGACGCAGGCCATGGACCGCGAGCCCGGGACCGGCCGCGACCGCTGGCGCTCCCCGGCCGGCGAGCTGCACGCCCTGAACGACGTGCTGTCCGGCGCCGTCCCTCACTGACCCCGCGACCGGCCGCCGCGCAGTCGAAGTGCGCGGCGGCCGGCACCCCTCGAACCTTCCACACCAGGAGCGACATGACCACCGACCCGCAGCGCTACCGTCACCGATCCGAAGAGGTCGAAGCCGTCCAGTGGACCGGCGACAACGCCGACGTCCTGCGCGCCTTCGCCGGACCCGACTTCGACGAGATCGACCTCGACGACCGCACCGAGGACCCTGACGAGACCGCCGCTGTGCGCGAGTCCGAGCACGGAACCTGGCGCGGCCTGAAGCCCGGGGACTGGGTGGTGCGGCTCGACGGGGGCCTGTACGAGTTCGCCGCCGCCGACTTCGCGAAGCAGTACGAGCCGACGCCTGCCGCGCCTGAGGCCGCGCCGCCCACCGGACAGACCGGGCTCCGCGACCGGATCGCCGAGGCCATCGCCGACGCGCTCAAGCCGCGCTATGGCGGCCCGCAGCACAACACCCCTGGAGGGCTGCCGCTAACCGCGACCGCCGAGGAGCTTCGCCTTCACCGCGCACAGCCGCTCGCTAACGCGGTCCTGTCGGTCCTGTTCGGCCCGATCCCCGCCGGCACCGACACCGCGACGTGGACGGCAATCCGGGCAATCCAGCTCATGAACGAGGCGGGACGGGAACGGGATGCGAGCACCGGGGCTTCCGCGCTCACCGACAAACTGCTGCGCGTCCGCGATCTGCACCGCGAGACGTGCATCGCCGCGAAGGGCGACCTCTCACCGACTGCGTTCTGCTGCGGGATGTGCCAGGTGCTCGACGCGCCCGCCGCTGCCGTACTGCCTGCGCCCGTGGACCGGGCCGCCGTGTTCGCCGGGGTCCGCCCGCAGACGCTGACCGCGATCGCCTCCCACCTCGACGCCCGCGCCGTCGCCATCCTCCGGCCGGACAGCGAGACCTACGGCGAGTGGCAGGCCGTCGTTGCCGAGCTGCGCCAACTCGCCGCCGGGACGCCCCAGCCCGAAACGCAGGCCGCTGCCGTGCTGCTGTCCAGCCCGTGCGACGCGTGCCGCCACACCCTCAACTGGCACCGGAACGACATTGGGTGCGTGGTCGCCCGCTGCGTCTGCTCCCGCTTCCAGCCGCCCGCCGACGACGCGCCCGCCGTCACGCTGCCCGGCAAGGAGGCGTGACGTGGTCTGGCTGTACGTCGCCGCCGCTCTGGCCGTGGGGTTCGCCCTCGGCCGGGCCCGGCTCGGACACCGCGCCTCCCAGTGGGCGGCATGGCAGTCCGTCGGCACGCTCCCCGCCCGGCGCACCGTCCGCTTCTGGGCGATGTTCACGGTGCTGTCCGCCGAGAACATCGGCTGGCTGATCGCCCACCCCGTCAAGGGCTGGCACGCCTGGCAGCACCGCAACGACCCGCCACCGCCGAGGAGTCCGGCGCCCGTGCGCGACCCCGACTGGGCGGCGAAGCGCCTGCCCGACCACACCATCGACAAGGAGAACTGACCGTGGATGAGACCTCCACCATCTGCATCTGGTGCCCCGACCGGCCGAAGATCCCCAGCGGTCAGTTCAACGAGCACGTCGACCGCATGCACCCGTCGATCTCCGACGCCCGCCAGTCCGCGCACTGCTGGTCGCGCGCCGAGGTCGGCACGCCTGACGCCGTGATCCGCGAGATCGCCTGCGGACGGGGACGGCACCGGTGGGGCAAGCACCGCAACGACGACGTCCGGTGGAGCTGCCCGCGCCGCTGCGGCTGCATCCGTCACGCCCGCAAGCAAGCCAAGGAGGCCTGACCGTGCCCACGCACACCAGCGAGACGATCACCCGCACCATCCGCCGCTGGATCATCCCCGCCGCCGAACCCTGGGGCGCCTGCATCGGCGACATCAGCGCCGCCAGCGCCGACGCCTGCCGCGTCTACCGGGAAGTACACGGGCTGACTGCGGGCGCGCCGCTGCCCGATGACGCACTCCGCTTCCACATCGGCGACGACGAGATCGTCATCAGCTTCGAGACCGAGGAGCCCGCGCCGTGATCGACCGCCCTGCCCCGGCGGCTTCGGTCGTGGAATTCCTCGCCCTGCGTCTCGCCCTCAATGACGGCTGGCTCGCCGACACCGACGGCTGGGGACGCTCCGATCCGTCGATGCGGAAGTCCTACCTCGACCTCGCCCGCACCGCCCTCGCCGTCACCGGCGGCCCGACCGAGGCGCAGCAGCAGGTGGCCGCCCTGGACGCCGAAGTCCGTGAGCTGACACGGCAACGGGACCGGTACCGGGAGGCGTGGCTGAGCGCCGGCCGAGGGCGACGCCGTGCCCGCAGGAGCACCCCGTGATCGCCGAAGCCGTGGATGCCGCGATGACTGTCGGCTGGGCGCTCCTCGTGTGGGTGGTGCTGACGGCCGTGGCCGCGACGGCCGCCCTGTACACGCTCGTCGTGGGCGTGTGGGTGGCCGGCCGACTCGCATGGCGGATGGTGCGGCTTGCTCGTGCCCACCGAACCCCTCCGTCGGACTTGCCGATTCCCGCATCCATAGCGGCCCGTAGACGGCCGCAACCCTCCTGGGCGGTCCCGAGCGACCCCGAAGCCCTGAACGCCAGCCCTAGCCCCGAATCCGAGACGAGGAACATCGCATGATCACCCACGGCGCATGCGGCCAGACCTGGACCGGCCTCCGCCGCGCCCACTGCCCGGCATGCTGCACCACCTTCAACTCCGACAGCGCCGCCGAAAAGCACCGCATCGGCAAGCCCGGCATCGACCGCCGCTGCGCCGACCCCGCCTCGGTCGGACTCGTCGCCGTCGAGCAGCCGTGGGGCATCTGCTGGCAGGCGCCCGGCAGCGACCTTCGGTTCACCAACGACGCGGCCCCCGAAGCCGCCTGACCGCCCCGAGTGCCGGGCCCGCACCGGCCCGGCGCCGCACGACACACCGGAGGAACCGATGCCCGTCCGCGCCCCCCTCCCGCCCCTCCCCGACCTTGATGCCCTCGCCACCAGCCAGCACCCGGCCCTTGCGCAGGTCGCCGCCGACCTGACCGGCCGACCCGCCAACTGCGCCGCCTTCTACGAGGACTCGCCCTACGTGGCCCTCACCGCACACGCAAAGGCGCAGCGATGAGCACGGCCGCCGACGACGGCCAGCTGTGCGGCGTCCCGCACTACGACTACCCCGAGTCCCGCTGCACCGAGCCCGCCAGCCACTACCGGTGGCGCGTCGACTCGCACGCCGCACCGCTCATCATCGCCGGGCGCCAGTGCGGCGCCATCGCCTGGGATGAACCCATCCGCCCGACAGGAGACCAGCCGTGAACGACCAGCCCCACCTCACCCGCAACTCCGAAACCCTCCACATCACCGCCACCCAATGGGCCCGCCCCGCCACCGACCCCAACCGCATCACCCTCCTGCCCGGCGACTGGCTTATTCACGGCATCATCCGCGCCCCCGTCGCCACCTCGGATGACCCGGACGCGCTGCGCCTGCTGCTGGAGTACGCGCTCGCCACCCTCGACCACGCCGGCCAGGGTCCAGACGCCCACCTCGACGACATGGAGGCGTGATGGCCACCGCCCTCGACCCCGAGCCGGACGAGAAGGACGACGGGCCCTGGTGTCGCGCGAGGAGGCAGCCATGAAGCAGCTCACCTTCGACGACTGCACCCCCGACTGGCCCGCACCCGAATCGCCGGTACGCCAGCACCCCGCCGACACCCGCTACCACCTCCGCCCCCAAGACGACCTGCGGGGCCAAGGCATCCCTGACAGCCGCCGCCGCATCATCACCGTTCCGATCAGCCAGGAGTACCTGTGAACGACCAGCCTGTGAACGGCGTCGGCATGCCCGCCGCCCTCCACCTCGACGCGTTCGGCCGCGAGATCGACGCCGCCTTCGGACATCTGCCCTACCTCGTCGGCACCGCATCCGTCGGCAAAACCTGGCGGGACGTCGACGTGCGGCTCATCCTCCCCGACGACGAGTTCGACCACCTGTTCCCGCCCGTCGAGCCTGGCCAGTTCCCCGACGGACTGTGGAGCCTGCTGTGCGCCGCAATCTCCGAGCTCGCCCGCCAGCGCACCGGGCTGCCCGTCGACTTCCAGATCCAGCGACAGACCTACGCCAACGACCGCTTCCCCGGGGTACGCCAAGCCCTCGGACTTCACGACAGGAACGGCCAGTGACCGACCGCCGCACAGTCGACACGATCAACGACGACCAGCTCAGCCAGCTGTACGACAACCTCGGCCGCGCCGAGACGGAGAACGCTGAACTCCGCGACGCCCTCGCCCACTGCCACGAACGCGAACCCCGGCAGCGCGCCGAAGCCGCCCTCGCCCGCGTCACCGACCTCCAGGCGCAGTGGCTCGCGGCCGGACCCCCGCCCCTCGGCGTCCCGATCGCCCGCTGGTGGGATGCCCGCCTCGTCGAACTGCACAACGCCATCCGACCGGCCGCCGAGGAGCCCACCCCGTGACCGACCAGCCGACCACCAAAGAGCAGACCCTCAAGCCCACCCTCGGCGAGGACATCACCGAACTGTTCAGCCGCGTCGCCAAGCTCAACGATCAGATGGCCGCCGTCCTCGCCCCTGAGTGGGGTGCACGGATGGGCATCATCCCCGAAGGGCACCCGCTCCACCCCGGCGTGAGTTGTTCGCCCGCCGCGCCGGAATCCGAACCGAACCACCCGCGAACAACCCTGGACAACCCCGCCACCAGCAGCGCCTGGACTCCACCCCCGCCCGGCGACCGGCGCGAACAACTCCCCGACGCGATCCTCGCCCTGCTGCCCGCGAAGCCGTACCTGTCCACCGCCTGCGACACCGCCCAGCAGCTGGAGCAAGCGCCCGCCCCGATCCCGACGAGCAGCGGCGCCATCCCGAACGTGCCCTGGTACGCGGAACGGATGCACGCCCGCTGCCGCCTCCAGCACAAGTTCACTGGGATGCCGTGCAGTTGCCCGTGTCACCAGCCGGCCGAGCCGCCCGTGCACATCGGCGGCCAGGCCAACGCGGAGGACTGCCCCGCCTGCAAGGGCACCAACCCGGACTACCCGTTCATCTGCCCCGGGCCGGACACCGCCGCGGTCGACGAGGTCGACGAGGCAGCCGGCGCGTGGACACCCGACCCGCCCATCGGATGCCTCACGGTCACCGCCGAACGCACACCGTCCCAACTCCCCGAACTCCGCGACCAGCTCGCAGACGCGACAGTGCCGCTCCTGCTCGACACCCTGCCCAAGGTCATCGCCAGGTCGCGCGGGTATGAGGTGGCCGACGCCGTCATGACGCTCCTCTACCGTGAATGGCCGTGGCTTCGCGCCGAGGCCGAGGAGCGGGACCAGCCCGGTGCCACCCTCCCCGCTCTCACCCCATGTACCTGCCGCCAAAGCGTCCACACCCGCGAACACGGGACACCAGTCGACGGCTGCCCGTGGTGTACGCCGAACCCTGACCGACAGACCGGACAGACTGACGCCGCAACCGCGCCGACAGGAGACCTACTGTGACCGTCCGCCACCATCCCAAGCCCCTGCCGGACGAGCACTGGCAAGGCGAAGAACTCGCCGCCGACGACACCCACCGCTACCTGTGGCTGTGGCAGGGCTTCAACATCCGCCTGATCGCAGTCCCGCACGACGACGACCTGGGCTACGACCACGGCTGGTGCTACCCCCGTGACCCCGCAATCGTCCGGGCCGCGGTCGCTGGCTGGGACCCCGACACGCAAGACGAGCCCGCCGACTGGCACAAACGGCCCACCACGCCCGTGCGGCGAGCCCCACGCCGCGACGAGCAGCCGGACTACAACCGGCCCCGCTGCGTCCACGGCTGCTACCTGCACGACGGATGCCGCACCATCGGCTGCCCAGAAGCAGTCGGCCACGGCGGCCCCTCGGTACGTGAAGCAGCCGCCGCCGACCGACGCTGGGAACTGGAGAAGACGGGCGAATGACGCTGGTGGCGCGAGGGTCAACAGCGCAACGAGGGCCCGGCCGAGACGATCGGCCGGGCCCTTCGTCAAGTGTTCTTCTTCCGGGACGGCCACACCTCGTGACCCGGATCCCACCAAATGATGTGGAAGACGTTGCCGACCAGGAACCCCCACAGTCGGCCAGGCCCACCGATCCGCAACTTCCAGATCTTCGTCATGTCGGGAAGGCCGATCGCGGTCAACCGCTCCAGCGCAGTCTTGTTCGGCAACTCCGCCACGTCGTGGCACTTGCCGGGCCACTCGCCCCGATGGAACAGCTCATTGATCGTCTGGTTCTCGAACTTGACCATGTCGATGATCAGCGCCTGCACCCGCTCGTGGTCCAGAGGGGCCAAGCCCCACGGCCCCTCCCGGTCCAGATGCGTGAACCGCCAACAGATGCGCTCCTCGGAACTCGATGAGCTCGGCAGCAGCGATGACGGATCGCCAGTGCGCTTGCCGGCCGCAACACTGCCAGACGGCAGCGCAAGCTTCTTCTGCGCTTTCCCCCGCTTGTTCACTCAGTCAGTCCTCGCGGCCCACAAGCGCGCCGAAGAAGTCGGCGATCTCCTCATCCCGCAACTCCTCGTTGCTGCGCTGCAGATCCGCGACCCCGGCCCGTTCCCGGGCCGCAAGCCACGGGCCCGGCTGGTGGGTCATCGCCGACAGCTCGTGGGCGCTGTAGGTGCGAAAGTTTTCCAGCACCACGTTCACCGAATCGCGTTCGTCGTCGTCGAGCACCGTCGGGTCGCCGGCGATCTCGCCGCGGTCGAGGTTGAAGCGACCCCGGTGCAGCCCGTACAACTCGTACACGACCGGCCCGTTCGCCCATGCCTCGAAGCGCTCCGGGAAAAGCGGCCGGTCCTCCCACGCCAAGTGGTAGCCGTAGGCGAAGTAGCAGAGCTTTTGCAGCTTCATCGCGGACATCGGCGCTTCCTTCGCCAGTATGTACGCGGCCACATCCCGCACGGATGCCATGATCAGTGTCCCCTCTTATGCCTGACCACACCGTAGATGAGCCGCCCCCGGCTGCGACTCATCAGGTCTACGGGCATGCAGACACGTCCCCCAGAAGGCCCAGGGTATCGGGGCTTACGGCAGCTCGGAAGACAGCGGGTGAAGGTCTGGACGCACCGTGACGGATCGAACACATGTATGGACGGATGGGTTGTGTAACCGCCCTCCGTAGCCAGCCGTCCGTACCCGCCGTACCTAAAACTGCCCGGTGCAGACCAGGCAGAGGCGGGCCGTCTTCCACTCCGACAACGCACCCCTATACCGCTCCACGCCCGCATGCCCGACCGCACCCCACACCAGACCACCCACCGCCACCAACAGCCCCAGCAGAACGGCACCCGACAGCAGGAACGCGATACCCGCAGCCACCGCGAGCAGCGACTGCCAGTAGACGCCAGACACCTCAGCCGGCGGGGCGTAACGCGCCTTCAACGGCGACTCCGCGGGAAGACCCTCCCAGAACAGGCTGAGGCTCTGAACGTTGACGGACGAACAAACCTTGCACTCCACAGCCAACTCCCGGCATCCGCACGACACTTGGCGGAAGACTCGCCAGCCGAGAGAGTGACGGCAAGGGGTACCGGGCAGTGTGTGAGCGAGGGCACAAGGCGGGCGCAACAAGGGCCCCATCCGTTGCGGATAGGGCCCTTGGCTCGGGCTGTTATGCGGAAGCCTTGCTTCTGAGCGCAATGCCCCGCCGCTTTTTTTGGCCGCCAACGCCACCTTGCAGAAGTTGAGAAACTCGCTGAAAGGAAACACCGAGTACGCGACCAGCGTCTCGTTGGCTCAGGTCGCGCGTGAGGACTGCTGCGGCTTTCTGCATAGCCTGGCGTTCGGCATCAGCCGCTACGCGAGCAGCCTTCTGCGCCTTCGCGACCTCAGCTACCACTGCCTTCTCCTCGGCGGACAAGATCGGTACGACATCAACTGCCACACTGGCAGGATCGATGTCGAGCATCACGGCGATAGCCTCACGGGCCGCCTCGTCGGCGCGCTCCAAACGCTTCGCCTGGCTGAACACTCCGGGAAGATCGGGCACCTCAAGGGCCCACCACTCGCCGACGCGTCGCGCAGTAACGCGGTAGGCGCTCACCGCCACCACCCCTTTCCGAGCTCATCTTCCAGGAACTTGCAGATCCCCTCGGCGGTCATCTCGTTGACTTCAGTGTGCTTGGGGATCGTCACAGGGGTGCTGCCGCAGACCCACTGCTCGTGGCTGCCCTTCTGGCGCTGCTTAAGGAAGGGGATGCCCCTGGCTTTGGCTGCGTCTCTGATCTTCTTGATCAGGTCCCTGTGCTTCACGAGTGTAAGTCTATGCGCGCTAGACGAGTCAAGTCAAGCGCGACTAGACGGCACCCTTGCGTGCGGCCTCACCAGCCCCCAGTGCCGCAACCGAAGGGCCGCAGGAGGGGCTCAGAGCAGGCGCACAAACGCACGCTCCCCGTTGTGAAAGAACGCGGTCAGGCCGGCATCGCTCTTGCCCTCCCGCGTCGACCACACCTCCAGCCGCTCCGTATCCGCAGGCTCCGCCGCACCAATCACCCCAGCCAGCCACGCATCCGGCGCACCATCCGCCGGCGCCGCCGTGTACCCCGGCGGGCCGGCGGTCACCGGCGCAGTCGGAGTGCTGTGCTTCGCACCATCCGCAAGCTGTCCGATCACCTGCCAGCGGCGCTCCTTACCGCCCACCGCAACCGACAGTGCATACGGATGCTTGCCACCGTCGATGATCTGCACTTGCTGCACGTCAGAGCTGTTCTTCAGGACATCGACCAGGAAGTCGCGATACTCGGCGGGGCGCATGTTGAAGGATCCTTTCATGGCGGCGGGCGCCAGTTTAGAGGCGGAGAGGTAGGCGAGTGACAGAAGGGCAGGAAGGCCCGGCGAGGCGCGCCAGGAGGCGATACAGAGACGCAGGAGCCCCGCCCGAACCCACTCCGGAACGGGGCACCACCGCACGCACCAGATCAGGCAGCAGCCTCGATCGCCGCCCGCGCAATCCGCGCAGCGCCCTTCATCCGCATCGCAAAGGCGATCAGCTCATCGGCCGTCTCATCCGCCATATCCGGAGTCAGATACGCGTCATTCGAACCGTCCGTCACCGACACCGCCGCCACCCGCATCCGCGAATCATCACTCACCGGATCGGCATACAGCTGGCAGTACAACTCGAACGCCGAATACAAGTCGTCGCCCATCGTCGGCACCTGCACGTGATCGACGCCCCCGCGGTGGGTCACATCCTCGACGGCGGGCTGACGATCCGCGAGGTGGTCCAGAACGCACCAGGTCGGGCATGGAAGGTAGGCCACCTGGACGCGGCCCGGCCGGCCAATCGACGCCGGGGCCAGGCGGAAACCCGGGGCGGCGGCGGGCAGTGTGGCGGACGCCGCAGACGCGGGGGAGTCGTCCGAACTAGCAACGTTGCAAGTGGCGGCTACAGTGGTCATGAGACCTTCTCTCTGACGGGTGATGGTTTTGGATCAGCGGCGGGAACCGCTGGTTGAACTGGCCGGGCGTTGGTAGCGCCCGGCCGTTCGCGTTCTGGCGCCGACTGTAGAGCAGGCCGCGCACCATGTCCGACCTGCAGACTTTCCCGTCCATCACCCAAATGGGTGACGGCGCAACACTTTCGAATTCGGTGGCCCCCCACGACACCGGCCCACCCACCTGCAACGGTGAGCCGAAGCTACTTTGAGGAAAACAGCTTCGCCATTTCCTGGAACTGCCGTGCGACCCAACGAGGCGGCAAGCGAGTCGTCTGGAAAACGATGACGCCATGGCTGGAACAGGTGCGCCGGGCCCTGTAGTGACCCTCGGAATCCTTGCCTGACCGGAGCCGACCATCCAAATTCCTGTGCCGGTTGGCACAGCGACAACTGTCGTATCCGGCCTCATCAGGCACCCCCTCCCACCAGCGGAAACCGTGAACTTGACGACGCGATAGGATGCGCTACCCCTCGCGGTACAGCGGCCGGACGGTCAGACACAGACGGGAACGGCCGGAAGGTGGCGGACGGGGCTGTTCGTTTTACGGGGCCTAGAACTCGTACCGCGTCGTGAGCAGGTCGCCGTTCTTGACGATCCTGTACAGCCCCAAGGGGTGTCGATCTTCCGAGTAGGTCACCCGCAGAGTGACCAGCAGGGGTACGACCCCAAAGACCTTTACCGCCTCGGCGTTGGCCGGAGCTGCAGTGACCCGGTCTGTCGTCTCGTGGACCGTGCTGTCGGCTCGGGCTTCGGGGTGCCGGTAGAAGTGCACGAGCTCCACCGGGCGGCCGTCGATCACCCGGACCCATCTCTTCGCGTCGAGATCCGTTCCTGGCGGTACACCCAGGGCCGCGCAAGAACGCGGCGAGGGAGTCGCGCGGTGCGTCGACATCTGCTCGATAGATCCCTCTGTGCCCTCGCTGCCTGCCACCTCATGGCGGAGGCCGGCAGGGGTGACCGCGACGACACCGAAGCCCTGTCGGCCGACAGCGAATCCCTGAGCCTTGAGGAGATTCAGGGCGCGCTGGATGGTGAGCGATGCGACCCCGTAGACCTCGATCAGCGTCCGAACCGTGGGGAATCGATCGCCTGACCGCATGGCTCCCGACTGGATGAACCCTTTCAGTTCGTGGGCGATGAACTCGTATGGGCTCCAGGTTCCGCCAGGGATCTCGTTCGGACCCCATGGGGTGATCTCGTCGATGATCGACGACGGCTTGTTCTGGTGATTGTGCAGCGGCTTCTCGGCGCGGATCGCAGCGCGTTCCGCGTCGAGCGCTTCGGGCCGGCTGTCGAGCCACTCCGTCGTCTTGTCTGCAACGTCTGACCACCAGGGCTTGGATTCCGCATGCTGGCGCCAGCGGGCTTCCGTGTTGCCGCTGACCCCGACGTAGAGCAGCTGTCCGGCGGCATCGAAGAAGCGGTAGAGCGCGGTGCGCTCGGTCATAGGCGAGGTATCCCTTCTGGCATGTCTGGCTGCCTCACGCCCCCGGAGGATCGGGGTTGTGTGCGGCGCCACACCCACCGTGACGCAAGTCCTTCGAAGGAGTCAAGCCCTTCGCTCATTTCGCCCAGTTCGCATCACGGATCGACAGGTAGTTAACATCTTCGAAGAAGTCGATCGAGGAGGACCATTGGCACCACGCAAGGGGGAGCCCGGGAGGTTCCTGTACAAGGAGCTTGCGGCGGAGTTCCGCGCCCAGATCCAGTCCGGCGCGCTGGCCCCTGGTGACATGCTCCCAAGTGAGACTGTGCTCATGGAGGGGCGCGGGGTCGCTCGCTCGACCGTTCGCCAAGCCTACGATCTCCTCAAGGCCGAGGGGCTTGCCGCAAGCAAGCAGGGGAAGGGCGTCTACGCGCTGAACCCCAAGAAGATTGTCCGTAACGCACAGAAGCGCCTCTCTCGCGAGGTCTGGGAATCCGGACGATCCATCTGGAGTATCGACCTCGAGGGGCGCGAGCCGAACGCGCAAGTCGAGGTCGACGCCGACATCGAGGCGCCCGGGTATATCGCCGGCGTGCTCAGCGTCCAGCGAGTGTGTCGACGGCGGCGAGTTTTCTCCCTCGATGACCGCACGCTCATGGTGGCCACGTCCTACCTGCCTGCCGATCTCGCCCAGTTGGCCAGCATCGATCAAGTCGACACGGGCCCCGGCGGGATGTATGCCCGACTCTCCGATGCTGGTCGCGCTCCGGTTGATGCGAAGGAGCGCATCAGGGCGCGCGTCGCCATGCCCGACGAGGTCGACGTGCTGGAGCTCGGCGCCGGCGCATGCGTGATTGTTATCGAGCGGACTGTCACCGACGCCGAGGAGCGAATCCTCGAGGTCAATGAGATGACGCTCGATGCCGCACGTTACGTCCTGGAGTACGACTTCAAGCTGTAGCTGCCCCGCCAGTAGCCCCCTCTGACATCCGTCAGTGGGGGCTTTTTCGTGCACCCGAACCCCCGCGAACTCAGTTCACTTGGCGAGCTTGACAACTCCTTCGAAGGACTGCATGGTTGAACCCGTCGACCTCCTTCGAAGGAGTTGTCACCAACTAGCCATTGGAGCCCTGCGTGAACGCCGAAGCCCGAGACCCCGTCGCAGCGCCAGGTGACGAACTGCTGGAAGCCAAGCAGGTCGCCGCGCTCATGAAGGTCCATGTCGCCACCGTCTATCGCTTGGCCGATAGCGGCCGACTGAAGGCCATGCGACTGGGGTCGGGCGAGAAGAGGCGTCGCGGCTTCCGCTGCTGGGCCTCGGAGGTTCACGCATACATGCACGGCTCGCAAATCCCTACCGAGGAGGCGGCATGACCACCGCAATCTCCACTCAGACCCCCACGACCCACACCCCGACTCCGAACTCCCACTTTGCGGCGATGCGCCGCTACGAGGATGCTGCTCGCAGCGTCTCGGTCCGTCGCTCGGCTGGCAGTATCCCGGCCAGCGAGTTGGAGGCGGCGATGGCGACCCAGGAGAGCTACTACCTGCTGGCTGCCGCGTACCGTTGTGCGGCTCACCGTCGGGAGCGTGCCGAGAGGTTCGCGGCATCCCGTCCGGGCACGTTGCTCCGCGTCATCGGGCGCGGTGTGCGTGCCGTGCGATCGGCGGTGGCGGCATGAGCGCCCCGCTCCCCACGGATCTTCCCGTTGCCCCGCTCCCCGTGCCTGTGATCGCCGCGATGCACCGGATTGAGGCGCGTCTGGCGGTTGCGTCGGCTGGCGAGTCGCTGACCGTCAACGGCGTGACGTGTATGGCGGTGTCGCTGCGGGTGGCGGATCTGTTGGCCCGGCACGACCGGCTGCAGTCGCGTTGCCGGCGTCTGTCGGCGAAGGCGGTCACGTCGGAGGACTACAACCAGTTGTTCGACTGGCATGTGTTCCTCACCGACTGTCGCTGCCAGCTCGAGGCTGCTGGCGCGTTGCATCTGGTCGGCGAGCGCGAGAAGGCGAAGGAGCCGACGCTCCCGCAGCGCCCTCGTGGCCCGCACCCGCAGTGCGCGGAGGCGGTTGTCTGATGGCGCGCACTGTGTACGCCGAGGTCGATGCAGGTCATCCGCGCGGTTCGTGGCCGGCGGAGGAGAAGGCGGCCGAGCTGACCGCCTCCGGTGTCCCGGCGACGGTCGTGATGTCGATGGACGAGGGCAAGTTCCTCGTCGTCCCGAAGCCTGAGGGGCGGCCGTTGTGACGGATGCCGAGAAGGCTGAGTTGTCCCGCAAGGTCGCCGAGGCGAACAAGCGCTCCGAGGAGCGCCCCCGCGGCTAGCCCACCAAAGCCGCCGCACTGGCGGGGATGACGTCCCCTGCGGCCTCCGTCAGTGCGGCTTCCAACCCTGCACCACCCCCACTGCACCTACACCCCGAGAGGGTTTGTGATCCCCCATGTCTCCATACCTGTTCAGCGCCGACTATGCCGTCACCGAGTTCGGCCGTCAGGCCCGCGCCAACACGACGGTCGCTGAGGCGTCCGTCCTCAGCATCAGTGACTTGTTTGGCGAGTACGCCAGGGCTCGTGCGGCTGGTGATCTGGCTTTGATGTGGCAGATCCGGCAGCTCACCGACGGGCAGCTGCTCGCCGAGCTGGACGGCTTCGACTACCCGGCTGCCGCCTGATGGCTGCCGTCGAGATCGTGTCGTTCGGGTTCCTGCACGGCCCGGCGCCGGAAGCAGACATCGTGCTGGACCTGCGGCGCGCATTCCGCGACCCGCACATCGACCCGCGTATGCGGGAGTTGACCGGCCGGGACCGGCGTGTGCGGCGGGCCGTGCTCCGTACCGCCGGGATCCGCGCCCTACTGAAGGCCACCGTGCAGCAGGTGCGGGCCTACACGAAAGGCCCGGGCGTCGAGCGGATCGTGATCGGGTCAGCGTGCGCCGGCGGGAGGCACCGCTCGGTTGTCGTCGCCGACAAGCTTGCCCGCCGACTCCGGCGCCGCGGCCACACCGTGACCGTCCACCACCGCGACCTGCACCGCCCCGTCGTCCAGCGCTGACCGACTCGACTATTCCCCTCCATCAGAAGGAGTTACCCGACATGAGCACCCGCATCCTCACCCGCGCCGCCGAACTCACCGGCAACCGCAATGCCGCCGTCGATATCCAAGACGACACCCGCCGCTCCTACGCCCGCTGCCAGCCGTGCGGTTGGACCCGGGACCACGGCACCGCCTACCGCGAGCAGCTCATCAAGTGGGCGCAGGAGCACGCCGACCAGTGCACCGCCCTCCCCAGCTAGACCGACCGACTAGCCCCGGCCCGGCCACCACGGGCGTCCGCAGCAAAGCAGGCCGGGGCACGCACCGCACCATCCCCCGATCTGAGAGGACCCGCATGTCGCAGGACACGCCGAAGCCGACCCCCAAGCGCGACTACCCCATCCTCATCCCGAGCAAGCCGGTCTGAGCAGCCCGCAACCCCGAGGAGAACCGCATGGCGAGTAACCGCCGTATCGACAAGACCACGCAGACGTTCGCCGGCACTTCGTACCGCGTCGCCGGTGATCCCGAGCCGGTCGCGTTCAAGACCAGCGCCGAGGCCGAGAAGCGGGCCGAGCGCCTGGACGCTGCCGAAGCGATCGCCGACGCGTACCGCAACCCCAACCGCTGACCGGCAACTGCCGGATCAGACACCCCAACCGGAAGAGCCAGCCATGGGCCTGCTCAGCAAGAACGAGACCGGTATGCCCTGCCAGGCATGCGGCCACGACACCACCCCGCAGGACCCCGCCGTCCGGATCAAGGGCGACAACGCCCGCATCCACAAGAGCCACACCACGACCCCCGGCAGCGGCTTCTTCGGAGCCAAGACCAAGCGCTGACCGGCTGCCCGATCCGTCCGTCTCGCACGGGCGGTGAGGGGAGCCGGGACAGCCCCGGCCACCTGGATGAGGAGAAATCACATGGGCCGATTCAGCCCCGTAGCAAAGCGCCACATCGACGCCGCCACCGAGGCGAAGGCGCGCGGCGACCGTTCAGAGATGTTCAGCCAGCTCTCGCAGCTCGTCCTCAACGGCACCGATGAGGATGCAGCGCGGGTGATGTTCGCGGCAGTCAAGGCCGCGAACAAGGGTCGCTGACCGACTGCCCGCCGTATCACACACCATCTGAAAGGAGCCCGCGATGGGCCAGTTCGACACCGTCGAGGGCAACCGGCAGGTCGCAGACCTCGCCGACCACCGTGCCGCTGAAGCCCTGGAGAAGGGCGACACCGACAGGGCTTACGTCGCCAGTTCCTTCGCCGCCACCGCTCGTGACATCGCCGACCTGATCGAGCGCAAGGGCTGACCGTTCCCCGATCCGCCGGACCCTGCACCCCTGGCGGTGAGGAGACCCGGCCAGCCCGGCCCCGTCCCGAACCTGAAGGAGCACCGCATGTCGATCGAGAAGACCTACGAGCCCGGCGTCCGCCCCGGCACGCTGCGCGACGTGTACCGAGTCGCCGGCGACCAGCCGTACAAGACCCATCCCACCGAGGCCGAGGCGAAGGAGCGGGAAGCCGAACTCGCCGCCGACACCGACACCGACTGACCGTCCACCACCCGCAAGATCCACCACCCCCGCGAAGATCCCGGAAGGACTGAACCGCCATGACCGCCAGCCCGCCGACTGTGAACGGCCACGCCCGGCCGCCGGCCCTGCAGGTCATGGGGGACTGGCAGCCCATAGACGCCACCCCCACCGAGCCCGAGACCGCCGAACCCCCCACCGCCGAGCCGCTCGACACCGAGTCGGACGTCGTCGCCCAGGCCAAGGCCGAGGCGATCCGTGCCGAAGCGTGGGCCAAGTCCGAGAAGCAGCGCATCGCCGCCGAAGCCGAAGCTGAGGAGCGCCGTATCAAGGCCGAGGCTGAGGCTGACGCCATCCGCATCCAGGCGGAGGAGAATGCCCGCAAGCTCCACCTCGCCAACAACCGCGCCGCCCGCAAGGAAGCCGAGGATCAGGCCGCATCCGACGCGCGGATCGCCGACCACAACCGGCGCCGCGACGAAGCCGATCGAGCCCGCCGGCAGGCAGTCCGTCAGGAGGCGGAGCAGCAGCAGACCGAGGTTAAGCAGGCGAAAGCCGTTCAGGAGTCCGGCAAGAGGTGGCGCAACGTCGCTCTCGCCTTCTACGCCTTGTGTGCCGCAGTTGCCCTCCCGGTTCAGATGGCCGCCTTCTACAACCCGGATGCCAAGTACCTGCTCGTCGCCCCGGTCTTCATCGAAGTGATCGCCTTGGTCGCCCTTGTCGGCGCGGCTGCCGCCGTCACGGCTGGCCGCCCGCACTGGCACTACCGGCTAGTCGCCTGGGCGGGCGCGCTCACGGCCGCGACCATCAACATCGTTCACGGGCTCGCCGAGTATGACGCGGCGACCGCGTTCGGGACTGCGCTCGCTTCGATCGCCGGCCCTGGCATGTGGGACCTCCACGAGCACGGACGCATCCGCAAGCGTGACGGCAAGTTGTCACGGCGGGAGCGGCAGGCCGCGAAGAAGGCGGCCAAGGCGGAGAAGAAGCGGAAGGCGTCCGAGGAGAAGCAGCGGGCCGTCGAGAATGCTGCCGCAGACAAGGCGGCCGAGGCGGAGCGGCAGCGGCTTTCGAAGCAGCGCCAGGAAGAGTTCAAGGACGTCTGGCCGGAGGCCGTGAAGATCGCCGCTGCTGTCGGATCGACCACCGATGACGACGCCGTGTGGGTGCGCGCCTACCGCAACATCAAGGGCTGCGATCCGGGCGAGTCCATCGAGTCCATCACCGCCCGCCGGGCAGCCGAGAAGCGCGTCCAGGCAGCCCTCACCGGCACCCCCGTGAACACCCTCAGCAAGACCACGAACGCGCAGCGTGCGATCCAAATTAAGAACCCTTCACGGCGGTCCTCGTACAAGCCTGTTCCGCCCGTCCGCCAGCCCGGCGACACGCCTTCGTATCACCCCGCTGCGCGTCGTGCTCACGGCGAGACGAAGCGCCGCACGAACGCCGCCAAGTCCTCCCGCCCGAACGACGTCTAACCCACTCTCAGGAGACCCCAGTCATGAACGAGTCCTTTCGTCGGATCGCCGTTTCGGGCAGTGCGGCTGTCGCCCTCCTCGGAGGCGTCGCCACCCTGGCTGTCGCGAACGCCGAGCCTGCTTCTGCGACCGAGATTCAGTCCGCTGTCGACCGCGCTACGGGAGCCGCGGTGAAGTTGCCGGACGGCCGCACCCTCCACGTGCCCGGCATGGACGCCGCGGCCTACCGGGTCGACGCCGGCCACTACACGGCGGCCGTCACCCTCGCCTCCGCCAAGACCAGCATCGGCAGCACGGGCGACATCACCAACGGGCTCACCCCCGACAGCGGCTCCGCCCTCCAGAACCCCTTCAACACCGGGCAGGTGCCCGCCGGCTACGGCCAGCAGATCCAGACCCAGGCAGGCGGGGGCACCATCAGCCTGACCGTGGCCATCGGTGTCGCCCTCCTCGCCGTGGTCATCGTCATGGTCAAGAAGGGCCACGTGAAGTTCGCCCAGGCGTTCGCCTGTGTCGCTCTCGGCGTGTACCTCGCCCCGACGTTCTTCGGCCCGCTGATCCAGCAGCTCGGCGGGTCCGCGGCGAGCGGCCTCGGCAACGTCTGGGCCGGTTTCTAAGCCACCCCACCGCGGGGCCCACCTAGGGCCCCGCTCCTCTCCCGGAAAGGAATCGGCCCTGTGGCCACCGAGATCGAGCGCACTCCCGTCGAGCAGCAGGCAATCCCGCCCATGCCCGTCGACCCACCCAAGACGCCCGAACCGTCGCGAGGCGACCGTGCCAGGGCTGCGTTCAAGGAGCAGAGCGGTCACGCTGGCGCCCGTATGAAGGACTGGTTGGCCACCCGCGACCTCGAACTCCTCGACGTCGTACAGGCCGCCACTGAGGCCAAGCAGCGCAAGCACACGCAGCGCCTCGCGCAGCAGCAGCGGCTCGTCGCCGAAGCCCACGGCCGATTCGCCCACGCCAAGATGCAGGCCGACGCCAGTGAAGGCGGCAGCAGCGCGAACGCCCTGTCCGGTCTCGCTGGCCGGGTTGCCGCGGAGGAAGCCAAGCTGGCCGGGATGCAGGCGATACCGCTGCTGCCGCCCACCGACCGGGAGATCAACAACACCCGGCACGGGAAGAAGGCCACACGGGCCGGCATCGTCGCCGGAGGGGGCATCGGGTCCCTCTCCGTGCTCGGCACCGCCGTCGAGCAGGTCGCCAACGGCCAGCCCCTTCTCCTCGGGGTCGCAGTCACCGCGGCAGGCTATGGCTGGTACCTGCTGTCCCGCCCCTTCGTGGCAGGCCGCGACGGGCAGGCGGTCGAGGCCCCTTTCGCCTTGACCCCGGCCAGCCTGCCCGCCACATTTCAGGCGGGGACGGCCGGGGGAGCGGCGCCGATCGTCGGCGGGAACGTCGTCATGTCCGTCGAGCAACTTCCCGAAGGCGCCAAGCCGTTCCCCATCCGCAACGCGCAGACGCCTGACCAGCTCGCCCAGTGTGTGCTGCTGGCGGCGCGAGCCGAGAGCGTGCCGATCGTCGAGGTGTCGGACGTGCAGCGGCAGCCGTGGGGCTGGCAGTGCACCGTCCGCGTCTCCGACGGCACACCGGAGGCGATCATCGCCAAGGCGGGTGACCTGGAGACCCGATTCGATCTCCCCACCAACGGCGTCCGACCGCAGCCGATCAAAGCCCGCCGAGCATGCGCCATCCTGCGACTCATCGAAGGCAACCCGTTCGCCACCGCCCCTGGCCTGCCTTACCGGGCCCCCAAATCGCTTTCGGTCACCGACAAGTTCCGCGTCGGTACCTCGGTCGGCGGCGATCCGCTGGAGCTGTCCCTCGCCGGCGTTATGGGTCTGTGGGTGGCGGCCTCCGGTGGCGGCAAGACCGGCATCCTTCAGGCGCTGGCCGAAGGCGTAACGGCCTGCCGCGACAACATCACGATCGACCTCGACCCGTTCGGTGACGGCCTCGAAGACCTCGGGGACGCAGTAAGGATCACAGCCCGTACCACCGAGCAGATCGAAGCGGTCCTGCTGTTCTTCCTGGTTATGGCAAAGGGCCGTGCGCGGCTGCGGGCCAAGCTCGGCATGGGGAAAAAGTGGCAGGCGAGCCCTGAACGCCCCGCTGTCACGATCTTCTTCGACGAGCTCCCGAAGGCCAGCGCGCTGGCCAAGCGCCTGTACTTCGACCTGCTGCTCGTCGGCCGCAAGGAGCTGATCGTCGAGCAGGCTGCCGCGCAGGGCGGCCAGAGCAGCTACCTCGGGGCCAACATCGCCCAGATGGTCGCCCTCGCGGCGGTCGGCCCCTGCAAGGTCGAGGACACCCGGTCGGTGTTCGGTGACGGTTCCGTCAGGGAGGGCTACCTCCCCCACAAGCTGTCCCCGGCCACCGCCACAGACCCGAAGGATGCCGGCCACATCTTCATCCAGGGTGTGCCGGGCATGGCGGACGAGCCGATCGAGTACGCCATCCACGAAGTGCCGTCCGCGACTCTGCGGCAGCTCGGTCAAGAGCGCCTGGAATCCGGACTACTCGATCCAGACCAGGACAGCCTCGACGCCATGCGCGGCGTCGACCTGCCCGAGTACGTCGAGCCCGAGTACGACAAGGACGGAAACCTGAAGAAGCCGGCCCCCGTCGAACTCCTCACCTGGGAGCAGCTGCTCAAGCTGTGCGGCGCCGAGCCGCCCGCCAGTGCGGAGCTCACGGACGGTCCCGCGCGCGCCGCGGTTGAGGCTGCGGTGGCGCTCATGGAGAAAGTGAGCGTCGACCGGATGACAACGGAGACGCTGCTCGCGGCCGTCCAGGGCTACGACCCCAGCGTGTATGGCGAGATGGCTGTCGACGAGCTCAAGGCGCTGATGAGCCAGGCCGGTGTTGGTGGGCCCGTTCAGCTCGGGGCCATGGGTGACAAGAAGAATCCGCGCGGCTTCAAGCTTGATCGACTCCGCGCCGCTCTCTGACTGATACATCCCGTTATGTCTGTCGGTCGGGGCCTGCTAGTGGCCTGGTTGGCAGAAGAATCAGCAGGTCGCAGCCGCTATCGGCTCTGGTCGCGCGTCGGTCGTAGCAGCAGCATAGCGGCGCTCGTAGCGGCTGTGACCTGCGGCGATACATCCAGACCAGCCCCGACCAGGGGCAATAAACCATCACAAATCGGAATGGAGATCCACTCATGTCCAAGTGCTGGCAGCCCAACCAGGCGAGCAAGTTCGCCAAGGAAGTCAAGCTCGGCAAGCCCTACTACACGGTCAACGACATGGCCACGAACCTCGCCCCCTGGGGAGACGCCCAGACCTACTCGGTCCACGTCTTCACCGAGCGCTCCAGTTTCACCGCCCGTCCGATGACCGACGGAGGCACCTCCGCCGTCGGCCTGTGCCAGCGGCAGGGCCCGGTCTACGACGCGCCGCCCCGCGGCCTCCGCAACATTGCCGGACCCGCCCCCCAGGTCGCCGGCCCGCTCCCCGCCGGATACGAGGGCGTCCTCGACGAGGACGAGATCCGCGGCCTGGAGAAGCGCGTCCGTGACGGATCTGATCCCCGCACCCGCCGCTCGCCCAGGTCCTGGCGCATCTGACAACCGATCAAGGAGAACCCCGTGCAGTACACCCACCAGTCCGTGCAGGAGTACGTCGCAGCGAAGAAGCGCGGCGACCGCGCCGCCACCGACCGCATTCTCGCCGAGGTGACGGCCCGCTTCGACACCCGCACCACCGACGGCAGCGAAGCCCGCGAACTCTTCGAAGCCACCATGAGCGTCCAGTTCAGCGAAGGGGAGTGACCGAGATGGACTACAAGCATCAGTCGGTTCGCGACTTCGTTGCCGCGATGGGGAGCGGTGATCAGGCCGCTGCCGAACGGATCGCCCACGAGATCGTCGAGCGCAACAAGACCAGCGCCAACCCGGGCGAACTGTCCGAGCTCTCCTGGGCCAACGCGTCCACCCCGCTCGGCAACCAGTAGCTCAGCCGGGGCGCCCCTTCCCGCCTGCCAGCAAAGCAGGGGCGCCCCATTCACCCGCCACGCGCCAACGCGCAGAAAGCCCACCCACATGACCACGACCACCCTGCCCGCAGCAAGCCCGCCCCGAGCGCCCGCGCCAACCCACCTCGACCTCGAAGCCCGACTTGCCCTCGTGGGCGCTCTCATGGCAGGCCGCCTCGACGAAGCGGCCGTCGCCTTCGAGGTGAACACCGCCCACATTTCCAGCGCCGACCCGATCCCCGAGAGGACCGCCCCGCTCCGACTCACCCCCGCGGCGACGCCCTGCCCGTACAACACGCCCATCGCGGCCACGCTTCACCGGGCGCGCATCCGGCTCGAGACCGACGGCTGGTGCCGCGACAACCTCTTCGACGAGTCCGGCGCGATCTGTCCTATCCGCGCCATCCGCCTCGAGGCCGCCAGCCGACGCGAAGCCGACGACGCGTGCGTGCTCCTCCTTGACGCCATCCGGCGCGACTTCGCCACCGCGGAGACGATCCCCAGCTGGAATGCGGCTCAGACCAGCGCCGCGCCCGTCCTGCTCTACCTCGGACGCGCCGTCCAACTCGCCCATGCCCGCAACCTCTAGACCCGACCAGAAGGAATTGATCCGCATGGATTTCGACGAGAACGGCCGCGCCGTTTTCAGCGACGAGGAGCGTGCCCAGATCGCTGGCGAGCAGGACCAAATCGCCGCGCGCCTATGGGAGGGCGTGACCCGTGTCGAAGCGAAGGGCGACATGCGGCAGGGCGGCAAGTTGCGGGCCCAGGCGTGCGAAGCCGAAGACCTCGCCAAAGCTGCTCGCGAATCCAGCGCCGCACTCGCCCGCATCTACTGATCCACCGCACCCGAAAGGACACCTCAAATGGGAATCAGCATCAGCCACAGCGTTCCGTCCACCCGCTCCGCCACGACCATCGGCAACCTCGGCCAGCACCTCGCCCATACCCTCACCGGCAGCGAATGGCGGCAGATCGCGCACCTCTTCGACGGCCACCTCCGTGCACCTGTGTACACGCCGCCCGCCGAAGCGGGACGCATCGGCAGCCTGCTCCACAAGGCCGCCAACAGCCGGGCCATGGACCGGGGATGGGGTGACCTCGCCACTCTCCTCGGCGACGCCGCCAACCGTGCGGCCCGCGCCGGCCAGAACTGGGAATGGACCTGATCAACCGGACATGCCAAGGCCCTGATCCTCACGGACCGGGGCCTTGGCTACGAGTACAGCGCGTGCGACCCAGTCTGTGCCAGCCGCGTCCGTCGGTAGCGTCGCCGGGACCGCTTCAAGTAGCAGGCAGATGCGATCCAACTCCCGCTGGCAGGCGGCCTTGCTCGTCGCGCGAACCATGTACGTCACCGTGGCCATGAGTGGAGTCTGACGGGCCCAGCGGGGGAGTAGGGGCGGAACGGGGGAAGCCGCTACTCGGTGGCGCCATGTTCTTTGAGGATGGCCACTGCTGAGTCGACCCCGCCGACTTTCTGGATCAGTTCGCCCAAGTCGACTGGTACGACGGCGGCTTCGCGGGTTCCTCGGCTGGTGAGGAAGTAGACGCGCCTGAGTAGTTGCACGGCGTTGTGCAGCTTGCTGATGTTGGCGCGGGCGACCGCGATCGGCTGGTCTTCGAGGTTGGGGTCCATAGCGGCTAGATTACCATCGGGGCTTGATGTACATGAGGGCGCAATGTACATTGAAGTCATCGCCAGGGAGACCAGCAGGGGAGACGTCTTGAACACCTACGAACTCGCCACCACCACCGTCATCGGCACCGCCCTCGTCCTCGCGCCGATCGACCCGCAGCCGATCCGCGACCTCAACACCCCCATCCCCGGGCCGAAGCCCGAGCCCGTCGTCTACGACCAGGAGCTGTCGGCCAAGGTGCGCACCGCGCTCGGGATGCCCCGATTCGGCCCAGCCAGGGACGACAACGAGAGCGAAACCCGCGTCTGCATGTGGGACCAGGTGGTGCTGAACACCGTGTATGAGCGGGTCGGCGGCACCGTCACCGCCCGCACCGTGGAGCGCTCCGTCCTCCACGGCTCAACCTGGCAGGCCACCGAGATCACAGTCACCGTCGACCTGCCCGGCATCGGCCACGTCGAAGTCTTCACCGACTGGTACGAGGAGACCGGCGGCCGACACCTGCCCCTGATGCAGGCCATCCCCGACGCGATCCTCATCGCCAGCTGACCGCCAGCCCCAGGGCCGCCGCCCCCCACGGCGGCCCGCCCCGCCACCCAACACCACGGCGCAGCAGACGAACCAGACCGGCACGAGTAGGGAGCCCGCCATGCGCAACAACATGGCCAAGGAAGCGCGACTGCGCATGATGCGACTGGCGCGGCAGCGGGACACGCTTAAGACCGTCGCGGGTGTCGAGCAGCGCACCTCCATGAATGACGCCCGCACCGCCCTATGCCTCGCCCTAGGCCGGGACCTCGACGACATCGACCCCACCTCCGGCCACGACCTCAGCCGCGACGCCTACGAGGACGTCCGGAAGTCCTGGCGGTGGAACATCCAGATGCACGGGTGGAACGAGTGGTACGAGCTGGGGCTTGATGAGGCGCTGGCCTGGTGGCGCGAGCGCCGCCCGGAATTCGTCGACGGAGACGACTGGCTGGCCGGAATCCTCAAGGAGGACCCGCAGTGATCGCCCCGTCCGGCTACGGCCCCGCCCTCGCCCGCGTCCAGATGCTCGCGGATGCCCTCGCCGTCTAAGGAGCCCACCATGCCCGACACCCGCACCCGCGACCTCGTCGCCAAAGAACACACCACCTGGGCGGCCTACGCCCCCGACAGCCTCACCTCCACCGTCCTGCGCGCCCTCCTCTGGGAAATCGACCACCCCGCCGAGGAAGACCAGACGCCCGCCACCTACGCGGCATGGCTGGACAAGGTCGAACCCCGCGACCCGGACGGTGAACTGGAACACCCCGCGTACGTCGCCGAGCTGAAACGCGACTGCGAAGAGACCCACGGCAAGCACTGACCGCCCAGCCATCCGCTCCACCGAAGGAACCCCATGGACTTCAACGACGCCCTCAACACCGTCCTCGCGGACCTCACCCCCCAGCCCTGGGACTACACCGGCCCCGACGGGACCACCCTCCGCGTCATCCCCGCCGGGCTCCGCGAGGACAAGGGCCGCGCCGAGGTACTCATCCGCATCACCCGCGCCGACGCCACCGGGCTCTACGACTACGGGATCACCGGCCCGGACAGTCGCGGCGTCGCCGAAGTCGGCGTCACCACCACGGACCTGCCCAAGGTGATCGAGGCGCTCACCGAACGAGGATGGTGGGCCGACAACACGCTGATCTCCGGAGCCCTGCTGGTCGCGGCAGCTTCCGGAGGGGTGGCCGTGGGCGTCACGGAGGAGCACGGTGTCGGACAGCATGTCGACGTTGGGATGGTGCTTCCGGAATCCCAGCGCCTCCCGCTCGCGTCCGCGCTGCGCCGGGCGATGGATGTTGCGCGCGGGTGGGAGGACTGAGCTTCACGACCCGGGGCCCGCGTCGACCATGCGGGCCCGCCAACCGACCGCCCGACACGACAGGATTGCCACATGACCGACCCGCCCTCCCGCTCCGAACGGATGCGTCGGCGCCGAGCCAACCGGACCACCCACCCGGCCACCGCACAGGAGCGAATGCGGGCAGTGCACGCCGACGCGTACACGAACTGGCCCGACGGAGACCCGATCTGCGCCACCTGCCACAACGGCGACTGCCCCCGCTACTGGCGGATACAGCAGCGGCTCGACCGGCAGGAAGCCAAACGGCGGGCCGAACTGCCGGCCGCCCTCTACGACGAGGAACCCTGGTAGCCGGCCCTGCCCAAGCATCCCGCTACGACCGCCTGCACTGGAACCGAGACAAGGACTGACCCGTGAACCTGGACCGTGAGCCCGCCGCCATCGCCCGAAGCGCCGCCGAAGAAATCCGAGCCCTCAACCACCGCACCCTCGGAACCCACGCCTTCGAGGAGCCCTCCCAGATCTACAACACCATCAACGAGGTCAAGCAGGCCGTTTGGGGCATGCCGCAGGCCATCGAACAGAGCTGGTGCGAACTGCGCACCATGAGGGACGCCGGCAATATCCGGATGGACAACGACACCGACGTGGCCGAAGGGGCGGAGAAGGCGCGGCAGGAGCTGAACGACGCGCGCCAACTGCTCGCACAGGCAGGCCAGGCCCTCGACCGCGCCACCCAGACCCTCTCCCACATGGGCGGCCAGTGGTGACCGCCGCCTGGCCGTTCGGCACCGACGCCGAAACGCAGATGCTCGTCTCCTACCTGCTGGAACACCGCAACTACTGGTTCGGCAACGAGGGCTACGCCCGGAAGATGGACCAGCGCCCGCTCGACGTCGACAGCGGATGGAAAACGGTCACGTTCATCAAATACGGGTCGGATGACTGGGGTTACGGCCGCTCATCATGGACCTACGGACCAACGTTCGTGCCGTCCCCGCCAAACAGCCGAGGCACCCAGTACGAGCACGCCAAGCATCCCGGCCCGCTACCGCTGGAGCGAGTGATGGACTTGGTGCACACCGTCGGCAGCGACGAGCCGATGCAGCACTGGTCCGACTGGAAGAAGGCGCACCCGGAGGTGTTCCCCACGTGAGCGCACACCCGCACCGGCACGACACGACCGAGGTGCTGAAGGAAACGCTGGTCCGCGTGAGCGCCGGTGCCCAGCGGAACGAACTGCCGTGACCATCCGCCCCTGTGGCCCTGCTTCGCTGTCCGGAGCGGGGCCACAGTCGTGTCCCCGATAGGCCCCAATCGCGGTACATGCCCCACCATCCCCGGCAGTTCGGCGATACGATCCCCGCCTCAACGACACCTCGGGGGACCCTATGTACGCCCGCGCCAGAGCCGCCGCGCTCGCTATGATCGCCGCCCTCAGCCTCACCGCCTGCAGTGCCGGAAGCACCGTCACCAGCACACCCAAAGCATCAGTCAGCGCCAGCAAGGACGCCACCACGGACGCCCCGGCCGAGGAGACGCCGACCGCACCGAAGGCCGCCAAGGTCGGCGACACCATCGCCCTCAAAGGCACCGAAGACGGCAGCAAACTGGACGTGACGGTGGTGAAGACCGTCGACCCCGCCAAGTCGGCCGACGAGTTCACCACCCCCGAAGACGGCAACCGGTGGATCGGCGTGCAGTTCCGGCTCGTCAACACCGGCACCATCGCCTACAGCGACAGCCCCGGCAACGGAACAAAGATCGCCGACAGTGAGGGCCAGCAGTTCACCTCCGTGCTCGCCGACATCAGCGCCGGCCCGTCCATGGCGAGCGGCGTCGACCTGAAGCCGGGCTCGAAAGCGCTGGGCTGGGTCGTCTTCGAAGTCCCGAAAGCGTCGAAGGGTGCGACGGTGCAGTTCACGATGGACAGTGGGTTCGCGGATCAGACCGGGGAGTGGAAGCTGTCGTAACGCTCCTGCCGCTGGCCCGGTCACCCTTGTGGGCGGCCGGGCTTTCGCGTGTGCGGGACGCTACTGAGCCATTGGCCCGGTGTTGTCGGCTGATAGTGCACCATTGGCTCAGAAACACCCTGCTTCCCGCACCGCACGAGGAGCCGCCGTGTACGACCACTCCACGCCGCTGGACGAATACTCCTGGCCTTCCTGCGCATCCTGTGGGCGGGAACTCTGGACCGCTGAGGCCGGACGGTTCGCCTGCCGGCCGTGCGAAGACAAGACGGCCGCCCGCATCGCCGAACTCCCCGCCCTGTTCCGGCAGCTGGACACGACCGCCGCCCTGATGCGTGGCGCACGACGGCCCGGCGCCGGGGGAGGGAGCAAGACGCCGCCGATCCCGCCTCGCCTGGAAGTCCTCGCGCTGGTCGGCCCGGGTGGTGTCGCGGCCCGGCTGTCGGCGATCGAGGATTCGTGGCGGGCGATGCTCGGCTGGACGGTCGCACCTTGGCGCGGCTCCCCGGCGCAGTCCGTGCCGCTGCTGGCCGCGTTCCTCGCCAACAACCTCCTGTGGGCGTGCGGCAGCTATGAGGAGGTTGGGCAGGACATCGACGACCTACGGCGCCTGCACAGCGAGTGCACGGCCTTGGTCCTCGACGAACGGCGTCCCGGCCGCGTCCAGATCGGGAACTGCCCCACCCTCCGCGCCGACAACCGGGTGTGCTGGACGCCGCTCACCGCCCGCGCCGACAGTCACCGCATCCACTGCCCGGCCTGCGACAGCCGGTGGGAGACCCTCGGGGAATGGCGGGAGTTGCGGGCCGGGCAGGAACGGGTGCTCGCCGAAGCGGCAGGAGTCGCGGCATGAGCGAAGCGACCCAAGCGACCGAGCTGCGGGACCGTCTCGCCGACGTCATCCGGGAGTTCCCGTTCGACAACTATGGCCTCGACGACGTCTCGTATCTCCTCGAAGACACCCCGGACACGCAGGAGTGGGTGCCCGCGCTCGCCGCCGCCATCCTTCCCCTGGTGCAGCACCTTGAGGCGGAGGTCGCCGCAGCCCGGAAGTACGCCGACGAGATGCGGGGCTTCTGCTCCCCGCACGGCGTGTCCGTGCACTACGCGGAGCAACTCGTCGAGGCCATGGACCGGGCGAAGGGCGGCCAGCCGTGAGCGAGATCGCCGACTTCCTGCGCGCCCGGTACGCCGAGGTACGCGTCCGCGCGAGCGCAAGGGTGCGGATGATCCCCAGCGCGTTCGACGGGCACGACGTCGAGATCGTGTGCGACTTCGACGGCGAGCGACTGCTCGTCGACGGTCACCCATTCCCCATGGACAAGTGGCGCAAGGCTGCGACCGAGCCCGCGCCTGACTCGGACGTCATCGCCGACCTCGACGCCAAGCTCGCCATCGTCAACCTCATGGACGAGACGCTCAGGTGCGCGGAAGGCGATTCGGAAGTCGACCATTACGGCGCGCTCGGCAACGCTGAGGATGTCCTGCGCCTCCTTGCGCGCCCGTTCGCCGGGCGCGCGGATCACAAGGGTGAGGGGTGGGCGCCGTGAGTATCGCGCTGCTCAACCTCGCCCACGCCTACGAGCGCGAAGCCTGCAACATGTGGACGTCTGATCGAGACCGGCAGGCGCTCCGGGAATCCGCCGCCCTGTTCCGGCGCATGATCTGCAACCGTCACGCTGCCGACCCGGCCAGGCTGAAGCTGGCCCTCGCCATGCTCATCGACGTCGCCGAACGCTGGTGCCGCCAACACGGCTACCGGACCGTCGTCGGACACGGCGGCTACATCCTCCAGCGCGGCGAGGAACCCGCGCTCGTCGCAGGATTCGGAGACACGCTGCTGTGGGACGGGGAGCGGGTCAGGGTGGCGGAGATGCCGTGACCGCCCCGCCGAACATCCGCCTTATCGACGGCCGTCGCATGCAGGGCAAGGACATCCCCGACGAGGCATTCCTCGACGCCGTCCGCCGCACCCCCGGCATCCCAGCCATGAACTGGCGCAACCGGTGGGAAGTCCACGTCACCATCGAACTCGAACTCGGGACGATCCCAGAGAACCTGCTCCTCGCGAAGGCCCGCAAGCTGACCGCCGCCGGGAAGCTGGGCGGGTGCCCATGCGGATGCCGAGGCGACTGGCATCCGGCCGACGAGCGCAAAGGCGGATCAACATGCTGCGAGATACCCCAACGCACCCCTTGACAGCACTTCAATCACATGGGTTGCGCCCGTGACCAGGGCGAGCTTATGGTGTGGTTCAGTCGATCTAGCTGTCTGAAGGGCCGTCCTCACCGGACGGCCCTTTCGCGCGTCTCGGGGGTGGTCGAATGCCCGGCCTGCTCATACCTGTCGACCTCGCCGCCCACGTAGCGGGACATCCGGAAGCAACGATCCGGAGATGGGCCTGTGAAGGCCGACTCACTCGCTACCCGGACTCGTCCCGCCGCAAGAACGGCGTGCTGTACGACATCGACGAGATCCCCGAGGCGAAGCGTCACACGGACACGCTGAAGCTCATCGAGCCCGGCGCGACCCCGCCCGCCATCGGGACGGCGTCGCAACTCGCCGCCTGAAGACTCCTGCGCGGCGGTGCGCAGGCGGCCCTCGAAGCGCCACGCGCTCGGGCCACACCGTCCGCCCGGCCCTGTGAGGGGGCCGGGCGGACGAACAACCCTGGAAGGTGCCGTGTCGGACGCCGTCTACCGGTACGAGGTCCCCGTCGACGGCCGCTGGCATCCGCTCCAACTGTCCGGGCGCATCGTTCACGTCGACTGCCGCAATCCGCGCGCCGTCGAAGTGTGGGCACTCCACACCGACGGGCCTACCGTGACCCGCAGCTTCCGCGTCTACGGCACGGGCCACCCGCTCCCGCCCGGCATTGAGTACGTCGGCACCGCCATCGCGCCCGGCGGGCAACTCGTCTGGCACCTCATCGAAAGCCCATAGCCCGGGGCCGGCCGCTCCGTGGGCCCCGATCGTCCCGCCGCCCGGAACCTACGCCCCGGACGGCGGGACTCAAACGCTGCGGAGGACGTCATGCGCCGCGCCGTGATCGTCGCCCTGTTCGTCCTCGCCTGGACGATCGGCCCCGTCGTGAACGTCGGCGACGGACCTGTACCGCCGCCCGCGCCCGCGCCGACCGCGACCGTCAGCCGCTGAGCCAGGGGGTGCGCCGTGGCCTTCCCCGTAGGCGCCCAGACGATCACGCTGACCGGCACGTTTCCCGTCCCCGTCGGCGGTACCGCCCGAGCCGGCCGTATCGTCCTCACCCCGTCCGCGACGCTCGTCGACGCAACACAGAAGGCCATCTACAGCGGCGGCGGCACCCTAACCCTCGACAACGCCGGCAAGTTCACCGTCGTCCTCCTGTGCACCAACGACACCGACGTACAACCGACAGGCTGGCGGTGGCGCGTCGACGAGCAGCCCTCCGGCGGACCGCGGCGCACCTACTGGATCGACCTGCCCTCCACGCTCGGCCCCACCGTCGACCTGTCGACGCTCGCACCCGTATCCGCACCCGACGGCACCGGCGGCGGCAGTCAGACCGCCACCCCCACCGGACCCGCAGGCGGAGCACTCACCGGCACCTACCCCAACCCGAACCTGTCGTCCGGAACCATCGCCAGCTTCGACCCGGCCGGCGCCGCCGCAACGGCACAGACCGCGGCAGCAGCCGACGCGACCACGAAGGCCAACGCAGCACAGACAGCGGCAACGAGCGCCGCGGCCACGGACGCTACGGCGAAAGTCGCAGCACACACGGTCGCCTCCGATCCCCACGGAGACCGGGCCGCCGCATCGTCTGCACTCGCCGCCCACGCAGCCGACAGCACCGACGTGCACGGCATCACGAACACGGCCGCGCTGGAAACTGCGGCCGGCGCCCAAGCCAAAGCCGACAGCGCACAGACCGCCGCGACCACTGCGGCGGCCAGCGACGCGACGAGCAAGGTCACCGCGCACACCGGTGCGAGCGACCCCCACGGCGACAGGGCCTACGCCGACACCCAGACCGCCACGCGAGTGCCCACCACCCGGCAGATCACCGCCGGAACTGGCCTCACCGGAGGCGGCACCCTCGCCGCAGACCGCACCCTCGCCGTTACCTACGGCGCCACCGCCGGAACCGCGGCCGAGGGCAACGACGGGCGCCTCGCAGACGCGCGGACCCCGACCGGCGCTGCGGGCGGCGACCTGTCCGGCACCTACCCCAACCCGACCGTCGGCAAGGTCAACGGGGTTGCCGTCACCGGCACCCCCACCGCCGGCCAGGTCCCCACCGCCACCTCAGGAGCCGCGGCCTCCTGGCAGACACCATCCGGCGGCGGCACCACAATCCGCAGCGCCACAGTGCGGATCACCGACGGGGCTATCGCAGACCTACCTTCGGCACCGGCCTGGACGATCGCAATGACGTCCGTCGGCACCCTGCTGCAATGCTCCATCGCTGCGGATCCAGCTGATCGACTCCGGCTGGAAGCGGACTTCATGCGCATCGGCACGCGCTTCCTCGACTGGGTGCTGCTCGACAACACGGGCACGCCGGACGAGTACGGGACGACCCGCACCAGCACTCCGCCAGCCGAGGGCTCGCCGTCGATGTATCCGAGCACCAGCTTCGGCTACGTGCAGGGCAGCAAGCAGTTCGTGGTGGCCGCCCGGCACATCAACGCAGGCATGGCGACGATTGCACTCGCCCAGCAAGGCACCTCATCGGGCAAGGTGTACGCGCACACGACGTACCCGTTCGAACTGACGCTGACGAACATCGGCCCCGAACCCGCCTGACGGCGTAGACGACTTCAGGAGGGCAGCAGCCATCGCAGACAACTTGGTCAACACAGCCGAGAATCTGACGCTCGATTGGATCACCGGCGTAGGGACGCCGACCCGGCCGACGACACCGCTCAAGGTGGCCCTCGTCACCGCGAACGGCAGCGACAGCGCGGCCGGCACCGAAGTGACCGGCGGATCGTATGCGCGGAAAACCCTCGCCGTCGCCGCCGCCGTATCCGGCGCCACCAGCAACAGCGCCGACCTCGTCTGGACCGGGATGCCCGCCGCAACCGTCGTCGGCGTGGAGATCTGGGACTCCGCAGGCACGCCCGTCCGCCTCTGGTACGGGGCGCTCGCCGTCAACCGCACGGTGGCGTCCGGGGATGAACTGAAGATCGTCGCCGGATCGTTGGCGATCTCGATTTCCTAGTTGGGGAGGCCGAATGCCCAGCCTCTCCACCCTTGTGGACAATTTTAACGACGGAACGATAGGGGCGAACTGGGGCAACAGCTACGGCGGCGTCACCGAATCCGCAGGCAAAGCCCACGTCCCCTGCACCACCAACTACGCCGGCTACCAGACCGCCTACAGTTGGACCCTCGCCGGCGCCGCCTTCTACGTGGCCGTCACCACCGTCCCAGCAGCGTCCACCGCCACCGAGGCCTACGCGTCCGTGTTCGTCAACGCGCCCGACATCGCCACCAGCGGCGTGCGCATCGGATTCGTCATCAACGCCGTCACCGGGCTCCTCAAGTTCTCGAGTGAGACCGGCTACTTCGATGCGGGCGCCACCACCGTCACCTACTCGGCGGTCACCCACAAATTTCTGCGCCTCCGCGAAACCGGCGGCAACGTCCTATGGGACACCAGCCCCGACGGCACCACCTGGACCAACCGGCGAACCCTCGCCACCCCCGCATGGATCGCCGCAGCCGTCGACACCTGCGCGCTAGACCTGTCCGCACACCGCGACGCCGGCACCAACGACGAGGCCGCCTACGACCTGTTCAACACCCTCGCCGACGGCGCCGTCTTCACCGCCACCGCCACACTCACCGCCGAAAGCGCCCTCACCGCCAGCGCGGCAGCCGTCACCGTCGTCACCGCGGACCTCACCGCCGACAGCACCCTCACAGCCGCAGCAGCCCTCACCGCCATGGCCACCGCAACCCTCACCGCCGAATCCGACCTTGGCGCTGAAACGACAGGCGCCGCAGCAACCGACATCGACACCCTCGTCGGCACACCCCGCAGCGGATGGGCGGTGAGCGGCCCATGGCGATGAAACTCGCCGCGACCAGCACCGAATACGTGCGCGTCACCGCCGAATCCCGGGCAGCAGGATCCGTCATCACCCCCGCCGCAGCACCCAAGTTCGCGTTCCTGCCCGCCTCGACCAGCGACAACCCAACAGCCGAGGACTGGACCGACGGCGAATGGAACGTCCCCTGGGCCCGCATCCTGGTCGGCCCCAACGGCGGCGCCCTCACCCTCGCAGCCGGCGAATACAGCGTGTGGCTCACCTGGACAGCCGGAACAGAAACCCCCGTCTACCGCACCGGCGGAACCCTCACCGTCTACTGAACCGGAGCCTGCGCCATGGCCGACGACCTGCTCGTCATCATCCCCACCCGCGGACGCCCACAGGCGATCCCGGAGATCGTGCAGGCGTGGGACGACACCGGGGCGACCGCAGACCTCCTGTTCGCCGTCGACACCGACGACCCGGAGCTGGCCGGCTACAAGAAGCATGCCACCGCACTGAAGGACGACGGACGGGTGCGGTTCACGTTCGGCAAACGGCGCAGACTGTGCGGCACACTGAACACGCAGGCAGTGAAGGCGGCCAAGGGCTACCGGTTCCTCGCGTTCATGGGCGACGACCACCGGCCACGCCCCGCCGCGACGCCATGGGACGAGCGGATCCGCGTCTGCCTCTCCGGCGGCTCCGGCATCGTCTACGGCAACGACCTCCTGCAAGGCGAAGCCATGGCCACCGCCGTAGCGATGACGTCCGACATCGTCGACACGCTCGGCTACATGGCGCCACCGGCGCTCGTGCACCTCTGCCTCGACATCGTATGGCTCGACTGGGGGCGCGGCATGGGGCGGATCACCTACCTCGACGACATGGTCATCGAGCACCTCCACCCGGCGGCGGGCAAGGCCGAGCTGGATGCCGGATATGAAGAGGCCAACAGCGAGCAGCAGGTGTCCAGTGACTCCGCCGCCTACTACGACTACCGCGACAACGGCGGCCTCGAAGCCGACCTGGCCAAGCTGCGGAAGCTCGTCGCCTACAGCCAGGGTGGAGTGCTGGAACCCGGCACCACCATCGCCCGCAACGCCACCGGTGCAGCTGAGGAGGTGGTCGCGTGACTGCCGCCGACATCATCGAAGCCTGGGACCAGGCCGACCCCGCCGCGATCCACCCCACCCGCGGTATCGACGAAGACGCCTACTGGAACTCGGGCGTCAACCAGGCCGCGATCCTCGGCACCGTCATCCCCGACGGGGCGAAGGTGCTCGACTTCGGGTGCGGGGACGGCCGCGTCGCCATCCCGCTCCGCGAACTCGGCTACGGCGTCACCGCCGTCGACGCCTCCCCGAACATGCTCGGCCGGCTCCACCAGCACGACCCCGACATGCCCACCGTGCTCAGCTCCGGTGCTGGCCTGTACGGGCAGCTCGGCAAGAAGGTCGACGCCGTCGTCGCCCTCGCCATCCTCATCCACCACAACTACGCCGACTGTCTCGACCTCCTGACGGAACTCCGGCAGGCCGTCAAACTCGGCGGCATCCTCATCCTCGACTGGCCCGTCAGCGACCAGCCTGTCGAAGGACAGGCCTGGCTGGACGTCACCACGTGGAGCCAGGAAGCCCACGACGACGCCTGCAACCGCATCGGCCTCAAGCAGGTCGATGCGCGGCTTCCGTGGGGCGTGTACAAGGCCGTGAAGGCGGGCTGATGCGCGTCCTGCTCACCGGAGCGTCCGGGTTCGTTGGACGCCACCTACACCGTGCTCTTGAAGCCCGGGGCGACGCGGTCGCGGCCATCGACCTGATTCCTGGCAACGACGTGCACGAGCGGGACGCACTCGACTACTTCCGCACCAGTGAAGTCCACTTCGACCTCGCCATCCATGCGGCGGCTATCGTCGGCGGGCGGGCCAGCATCGACGGCTCCCCGCTCGGCGTCGCCACCAACCTTGCACTCGATGCCTGGTACTTCCGCTGGCTGATCCGCACCGGCACACCGCGCGCCGTGTTCTTCTCCAGCAGCGCCGCCTATCCGGTCGCGCTACAGCAGCCCGGCGACGTGCGGCGCCTGTACGAAGAGGACATCAACCTCCAGTACATGGAAGAGCCCGACGCCACCTACGGCTGGGCGAAACTGACGGGGGAGAAGCTCGCCGGGTACGCCGAAGTCGAAGGCTGCCGCATCCTCATCCCACGGCCATTCTCGGGCTATGGCGAGGACCAGGACGAGGCCTATCCCTTCCCGGCGTTCATCCGCCGGGCACGCGAACGCCAGGACCCGTTCGAGATCTGGGGCGACGGCAGCAGCACGCGGGATTGGATCCACATCGACGACCTCGTCGGCGCCACCCTCGCACTCCTCGACGCCGACGTCACCGGCCCCGTCAACCTCGGCTGGGGCAGAGCGACCAGCTTCGACGAGCTCGCCCGCATCGTGTGCACCGCCGCCGGATACCGGCCGGAGCTCAAGCACCGGGCCGACGCACCCCGAGGCGTCCACCACCGCGTCAGCGACCCCAGCCACATGCTCAACCACTACGTGCCCACGATCACGCTCGAAGAGGGCGTGCGGCGGGCGCTCGAAGCCTGATGGGAGGGCGGCTATGCAGGCCAAGCCGGAAGACATCACCCTCCACGCCGAGCCCTACACCGACGGCAGCAGCGCCATCCTGTCCCTGCGCTGCCCGAAGTGCCTTGGCTACGAACTTGGCAACTGGGACCCGAAGTGCGACGACAACGCCACACCGACCGTCGCCGACATCCTTGCCGCCATCGCAGCCCACGAACACACCACCGCCTGAACCCACGGAAGGCCCGCGCCCATGGCTTCCAACACCGACCTGCCCAAATGGGTATGGGACCTCACCATCGCCATGCTCAACCACGAAGACGAACACGGCGCCGACGGCAACTGCCTCAACGCAGTCGTCAGCTCCATCCCCGTAGACGTCCGCGACCAGGCCGAAGCCATCCGCGCCTACGTCCAAGCCGCAGGGCAGAGCACGACGAAAGACCACATCCAGTCGACGTGGAACAACCTGATGGACGGCTTCTCCCAGCTGAAGACTCCACAAGGAGCCAGCGCCAAGGAGACGCCATGATGGATCTCCACGCCTGGATCACCCGGCAAGTCGACGAGGCTGAAGCGGCAGCGCGCGCCCAATTGAAGGGACTCTGCGTCGCCTTCGAGCCGCACGACGGCGGGCCCGTCGTCACCGTCACCGTCACCGAAGCCACACGCACAGCCGAAGGGCTTCAGCTCGACGTCGCTCAGTACGGCGCCGAACCAGTCGACGACGCATGGGCGAACATCCCGCAAGTGACCGCCGTCCTGCGCCGCTGCGAGGCGGACCGCCGCATCCTCGCCCGGCACCAGCTCGACCCGTCCGAGACATGGGCGCCCTGCTGTGAGGGCTGCGGCCAATCCGGCTACAACGAGCTGCCCAACGTCGACAACCTCAACGAGTGCCCGGAACTGCTGGACCTCGCCCACGCCCACGGGCTGACGGAAGCGATCCTCGCCGGACTCGACCGGCCACAGACGCCCGAGTCGAAGCCGCGCACTGACAGGCGTCTCGGACTCGCCGACATCCTCGCCACCCGGCCCATCACCACCAGTGACGTGCCCGAAGCGCTACGCGGGCCCCGCTCGAAGCCGTAACCCCACCCCACAGGAGCCCGCGCCATGGCCCGCTACCGCAAGCTGCCCGTCGAGATCGAAGCCGCGCAATGGTGGGTCAACGGCGACCACCCAGAAGACGGACCGCCCGAGCGCGAGGGGCGAGTCGTTCGCTACTTCCGCCACCCAGACCCCCAGTACGCCGGAGACAAGCTGCACGAAGCATGCAGCCGCACCTGGCACGTACACGGCTGGATCGACACCCTCGAAGGCGGCCACACCGTCTGCCCCGGCGACTGGATCGTGACCGGAGTCCAAGGCGAGCGGTACCCGGTCAAGCCCGACATCTTTGCCGCCACCTACGAGGCGGTGACCGGCTGATGGCCCGCCTCCAGATCCTCGAACTCCCCACCACCGAGCGGCCCGACGGCACCGACGAGACCCCGTACATCCTCGTCATCGACCAGGTCGGCGAAGAGACAGCCGCCGACATCGCTCGCTGGCCCGCCGACATCGCCACACGGACCGGCGCACGCCACGTCCTCTGCTTCAGCGAGACCGTCGACATCCCCGCCAACGACGTACCGCTCGACCCCGACGGATACCCGCTCAAGTTCCGCATCGAGCCCGACTTCGAGACGTTCCGCGAACAGGTCCAGGAAGAAGTCCTCGCCGCACAAGGCAAAGTCACGCGCGCACTCAACGCCACAGACTGGGAAGCCGAACTCGCCCGCGTCCGGCAGGACCGCGACGACGCCCGCAGCTGGGCCCGCCACGGCTATGAGATCGGACAGGAGCACTGCGGCTGGACCGACCACGGCATCGCACCCGAGTGGCTCACCGAAGGCTGGCCGACCAGCTTCGACTCCTGCGAGCACCTGAAGAAGGCGGCCGAGTACGACGAAGCCCTGCGCCGCGTCCGCGCCCTGCCCGAGCAGCCCCAAGTCATGGACGCCCAGCACCCGGACCCCGGCAGCTACCTGCACGGATACGGTGTCGCCATCCGTGAAGCCAAACGCGCCACCTGGAACCAGCTGGCCAGCGTGGAGGAGTAGCGATGCCCGCCTACCTGGTTGTGCACACCGAACGGCGAGGCGACGACCAGCTCATCGAAGACCCCAACCTCACCGTCGAATTCATCGACGGCTGGGTCCTCTTCAAAGACCGCGACCTCATCAAGGACAACCGAGTCGCCATCGCCATCCCCGCCACACAAGTCCGGCGCGTTGAACGGGTGGACGAACCACCGGAAGAGCGTGCCGAGGGAGCGTGAACGCCATGGCCGCAGGACAGGAAGCCACGCCCTCAGACGTCGCAGGAGCCGAACGACTGCGCACCTACTGGACCACCGGGCCCGGCGGGGTCAAGATCGCATGGGGGACTCCGGGCGACTTCGACCGCTGCGTCGCCCTCGTCGAACGCCACATGCCCGGCAAAGCCGAGGGCTACTGCAACCTGCTGCACAAGCGAGCCACCGGCATGTACCCGGCCGAGCACGCCGAACAGATACGCGGCGGCAAGGGCAGCGACTGATGGGCAGCCAAGGCCGGCGCACGGCGCCGCTCCCCAAGGGCTGGGCACGCATCCGCGCGCGCATCCTCAGGCGGGACGGGTGGCGCTGCCGGTGGCCGCTCGCGACCGGTGGCGTGTGCGAGGAGCCCGCCAACCAGGTGGACCACAAGGTGGGTGCCGCGCAGGGCGTGGACGACCACAGCGACGAGAACCTGTGGTCTCTATGCCAGTGGCACCATGATCAGAAGACCGGGCGCGAGGCCTCGGCTGTGGCCCACGCCAAGCCGCCCAGGGCTCGGCCGGCCGAGCAGCATCCGGGCTTGATCAACTGAGCCGGACGGTCTGACGATCACTCACCCAAGATCACCCTGGGGGACCCCTCCAAGATCATTCCAATCGGAGGATCGGGCTCGTTAGCTTGGCGCGGTGCGCGTGACACTGGGGATTTGATGATCAAGCCCTGACCTGCGGTTATGTCGGCGACGGGTCGCTGACCTGCAGTTCACCGCGCCGCATCCGGCGCGTCGCGAATCTGCGTTAGTGCAGGTCAGAGTGCGGATTGCCGTCACGCAGCCTGCTATCCTGGAGGCGTGAAGACGAAGCGCTGCGAGCGATGCCCCGAACCCCTTGGTGCTCGGCACGCCCACAATGCGCGCTTCTGCTCGGGCCGTTGCCGCATGGCAGCTCACCGCGCCAATCGACGGCAGGCCGACCCTGTGCCCTCCGCGATGACCCGTCGGCCGCAATGGGTTCGGCACACGGATCGCAAGGTGCCGCTGTCTGTCGCCGGGCCCAAGGTCCGGCCCGCCTCGTCGACGGACCCGGGAACATGGAGCAGCTACAGCAAGGTCTGTCGCTCCTCGGCGGGGGCTGGTGTGGGCTTCGTGCTCAGTTGGGCAGACCGCCTCGTGTGCATCGACCTTGACCACGCGTTGCTCGATGGCGAGTTGCGGCCGTGGGCCCGACGCATCGTGGACCGACTGCCGAAGACGTACATCGAGGTGTCGCCGTCCGGTACTGGCCTGCATATCTGGGGCTTCGGTTCGCTGGAGCGGGGGCGTCGGATTCGCCGCGGAGACAGTTCGATCGAGGTCTACGACCGGGGCCGCTACATCACTGTGACTCGGCAACCGTTCCAGGGTGCGCCGTCGAAGCTTGCCGATCTGACGCGGGTGATCGCCGACTTGCTGTGAGGGGGTCTCCCTGATGGCTGGTCGCGGTATGGCTCCGAAGGCGACGCGCTCGCGCGCTCGGGACTCCAAGGCGCGAGATGCGGAGTTGAACCGGGTCGAGGATGACGGCGAGGTCCGCGGGCCAGAGCTTCCCGAGGGGGTTCTGCCCGATCAGGAGTCGTGGCATCCCCGAACGGTGCAGTGGTGGGAGACGTGGCGACGTTCAGCTCAGTCGCAGGTCTTCATCGACACCGACTGGGACTTTCTCCTCGACACAGCCCTTCTCCATCACGTCATGTGGACCAAGGGGCGCTGGGAATTTGCGTCAGAAGTCCGCCTGCGGGCTGCGAAGTACGGGGCGACCCCGGAGGACCGGATGCGCCTCAAGTTGAAGATCGAGACTCCAGCGGACAGGCAGGCTCCGCCGGAGACGCCGCGGTCGACGTCGGACCGGCGCAAGAATCTGCGGATCGTGTCAGAGGACGCTGGCTAGGGGGTGCCATGCCGTGGCGCGGACCCGAGTACGACGGCGAGTTCCCTTCTCTCGGCCATCAGATCGTCGAGCACATCGAAGAGTTCCTCTGCCATGGTCCTGGCGATGTGGTGGGCGAGCCGATCGAACTGGACGACGAGTTCTACGCGTTCATCGTCAAGGCCTATCGGATTGATCCGGAGACGGGTCGGCGCATTTACCGGCGGGCGTTCCTGTCGCGGGCGAAGGGGCGCGCGAAGTCTGAGATTGCCGGGATGCTGGTGTGCGCGGAAGCCCTGTTCCCGGTGCGTTTCGATGGCTGGGATGCGGATGGTGAGCCCGTCGGCAGGGCGGTGAAGTCGCCCTTCATCCGCTGCCTTGCGACGGAGGAAGGCCAGTCCGGCAACACCTACGACAACGTGTCCACGATGCTGGAGTACATCGTCGAGCATCACGGTGACGACTTCCCAGGCATCGACATCGGGAAGTCGGCGCAGTCGTCGAGCCGGATCATCCTGCATCACCAGCGCGGCGAGATCACCCCGTCGACGGCTTCTTCGGCGGCAAAGGATGGGGGCAAGGAGACCTTCGCGGTCTTCGACGAAACCCACCTGTACGTGCTGCCGGAGCTGCGGCGCATGCACAGTACGGTGCGACGCAACCTGCGCAAGCGTAAGGAAGCCGAACCATGGTGCCTTGAGACGTCGACGATGTACGAGCCGGGCCAGGACTCGGTCGCCGAAGCAACTCACACGTACTTCAAGGCGATCAAGGAAGGGCGTGTTCGGGACGCCGACGCGGCCGGCCTGCTCTTCGATCACCGGCAGGCTACGGATGGCACGGACCTCGCAGACCGGGGTGCCCTGCTCGCTGGCTTGAAGGAGGCCTACGGGCCTGCCGCCTCCTGGATGGACCTGGACGGCATCATTGCTGAGATCTGGGATCCGCAAAGTGCCCCCTCGGACAGCAGGCGGTATTGGCTGAACCAGCCGGTCGCCGCCGAGGACGCGCTTCTGGACCCGGCGAGGTGGGCACAGTGCGCGTCGGCGTTGCACCTGGAAGACGGCGACGAGATCGTTCTCGGCTTCGACGGCGGCAAGACGGACGATGCGACCGCATTGATCGCGATGCGGGTCGCTGACCGACTGGCGCAGCCGCTGGGTATCTGGGAACGCCCGGAGGGCCCGTTGGGCAGGAACTGGGAGGTCGACCGCAAGCAGGTGTCCGACCTTGTGGCGCACACTTTCGGCCGCTATCAGGTCCGGGCGTTCTTCGCCGACGTGAAGCTGTGGGAGTCGTACATCGACGAGTGGGGCGAGACGTACCGCGACGAGCTTCTGGCGAAGGCGTCTCCGAAGTCGCTGATCGGCTACGACATGCGTGGCCATCAACAGGAGCTGACGAAGGCTACGGAGGCCCTGGTGCAGGCGATCGTCGACGGGAAGCTCCCGCATACCGACCATCCGATGCTGAACCGCCACGTGGGGAATGCCCGCCGTCGGCCGAACCGGTGGGGTGTGTCGTTCGGCAAGGAGTCGCGTGAGTCCCCGAAGAAGGTCGACGGTTTCGCAGCACTGCAGCTGGCCGACATGGCCCGGCGGGCGCTGCTGGCCTCCCCTGATTGGGCGAAGCGGCAGAAGAAGCGGCAGCGCACGGGCCGCGTGCATGGGTTCGCATAGGGAGGGAGTGGGTGGCGCGTGGTGATGGGCCGGGATGATGCGGTGTCGACGGCGCGGCGCCTGCTGGAGTTGCGTGACGGTGAGCAGGGGCGCTTGGACCGGATTCAGCGCTACATGTGCGGTAAGCACGACAGCGTGTATGTGCCGAAGGGCGCGCGGGCCGAGTATCGGTGGCTAATCGAGCGGGCGCGGGTGAACATTCTGCCGCTCGTTGTGACGGTCGTCGCGCAGAACATGTACGTCGACGGCTATCGGCCTGCGGGCTCGGACAAGAACGCTGAGCCGTGGGCGGTGTGGCAGGCGAACCGTATGGACGCCCGTCAGCACGGCATTCACCGCTCGGTGCTCACCTACGGTGCCGCTTACGCGGTGGTGATGCCGGGCAAGCCGGTTCCGGTGATCACGCCGTTTTCGCCGCGGCGGATGACGGCCTTGTACGCGGATCCGGTGAACGACGAGTGGCCGGTGCTTGCGGTCGAGGACCGGCTGGAGAACACGGCTAAGGGGAAGCGCCGGGTGGTGCGGGTCTATGACGATCAGGCCCGGTACACCCTGGCGGGGAAGCCGGACGGGTCTCGACTGGAGACTGACGGCGAGAACTGGGTGATGGAGCATCGGCTGGGCGTGTGCCCGGTGGTGCGCTACATCAACACCGAGGATCTTGACGGTGATGGTGTGGTCGGCGAGGTCGAGCCGCTCATCGAAGTCCAGGACCAGCTGAACATGACGACGTTCAACTTGCTGATGGCGCAGCAGTATGCGGCGTTCCGTCAGCGCTGGGTGACCGGCATGGCGCCTCCGTTGGACAAGGACGGCAATCCGGTTGAGCCGTTCCGGTCCCGCGTGGACGGTCTGTTCGTCGCCGAGGACGCCGACACCAAGTTCGGCGAGTTCGGGCAGACTGATCTGAAGGGCTATCTCGACTCCCGTGAGTCGACGGTCCGGAACATCGCGACGATCTCCCAGGTGCCGCCGTACCACCTGCTCGGCCAGATGGTGAATCTGTCTGCCGAGGCTCTGGCCGCAGCCCGGGACGGCTTGGACCGCAAGACGGATGAACGGGAATCGCTGTGCGGTGAGGGTCATGAGCAGACGCTCCGTCTGTGCGCCCTGGCCTCCGGTGACAAGACGGCGTGGGAGGACACGGCAGCCCAGGTGGTGTGGCGTGACACGTCCGCGCGGTCGCTGGCGCAGACCGTGGACGCGCTCGGCAAGCTCGTCACGATGCTGGGTGTGCCCCCGCAGGAACTGTGGGAGCGCGTGCCGGGTGTTACGCAGACCGATGTGGAGCGGTGGAAGTCGGCCGCCGAGCAGGGCGATGCGATGGGCCGCCTGAACGGCATCATCGAGAAGCAGATGTCGCAGTCTGGCGCGGGCTCGGTCGTACCGGTTCCTGACGTGGCGGCCTGATGGTGGCCGATCCGGCGGCGCCGCAGAAGTACCGCAGCGTTCAGGCGCTGCTGGCGGCTCGGATGGCGCAGCATGTTCTGCGCGTGTGGCGGGATCTGATGAACCCGGCGAAGGTGGATGCCTCGTGGCCGGCGGTGCGGGCGGCGTTGATGCCGATCGTGCAGCAGGCCCGTGAGCAGTCCGCCGTGCTCGCCCGGGCCGCTTACGTGGATGCGCGGCAGGATGCGGGCGTTCCGGATGACGGGTTCGTTCCGTCGGGGCCGCTGCAGTTGGCGATCGACCGCCTCGAGGCCACGCTCGACGTGACTGGTCCGGTGGAGTTCAAGAAGGCGATCGCCGCCGGGAAGACACCGCAGCAGGCGCTGGATGCCGCAGCGGTGCGCATGGTGGGCTCCACCCAGTACCTGGCCCTCGAGGGCGGCCGGTCGGTGATGAAGCAGTCCACCGACGCCGATGAGCGAGCAACGGGCTGGTCGCGGGTCACGGACAGCAATCCGTGCCACTGGTGCGCCATGCTCGCCTCCCGCGGGCCCGTCTACAAGTCGGCGAAGACTGCCGGTGACCCGCGCCAGGGCGGCAACCGCTACCACGACCATTGCGCTTGCCAAGCGTGGCCGGCCTTCACGCTCGACGAGCCGTTCATCGGCATCGCCGAGGGTTTGTACGACGACTGGCTGCGCGTGACGCGAGGCCGCGGAGGCAAGCACGCCGTCAACGCGTTCCGGCGCTGGTGGGAAGCCGAAGGCCGGGCCGACTACGCGGCCCCGGACCGCCCCACCACCTAGATCTCCCCATGCTGGGGGCCGCCTGTGGGCGGCTTCCTGAATCAGCTCAACCCGAGGCGCGTGCCGGCACGGTGCGCGCCTTCGCCATGCCCACTCTGCGTCAGCCGTCAGGCGGGCGCACGTCCCGACACGGGAGCACCCACATGTCCACGCCCACCCAGGAGCCCGCTGGCGCCACGCCGGCCGTTCCGACCCCTGCCGAGGCTGTCGCAGCCGGACAGATCCCCGCACAAGCCCCGACTCCTGCCACCGCGTCGCCTTCCTCTGCATCTCCCGTGCAGCCCGCCGAAAGCGGGAAGTCGGCGGAGCCGACGGACTGGGAGGCCGAAGCGGCGAAGTGGAAGTCGCTGGCCCGCCGCCACGAGGGCAAGCACCTCGACGCACTGGGCTTCAAGTCGAGAGACGAGATCGAGCAGCTGCGGCAGTCCGCGCAGAAATACTCGGAGTTCGAGGAGACGCAGAAAACCGAGATCCAGAAGGCGACCGAACGGGCGCAAACCTTCGAGCAGCAGCTCGCGGACGAGCGCGCACAGAACGCCCGCCTGCTGGCGGCGGCGACACACAACATCCCGCCGGAACTCATCGAACTCCTCGGGTCCGGCACCGCCGAGCAGATCGGCGCGCGGGCCGAGGTGCTTGCCGAGCGACTCAAGGCAGCGGCCCCGCCACCGGCCCCCGCTTCTCAGCGGCCGGTGGAGTCCCTCACGCCCGGCGCGGCCCCTTCATCGGCGGCGCCCGTCACTGCGGACGACTGGATCCGCCGGATGGCCCGCAACAAGACCTGATCTGACATTCGCAGCACCGGAATCTCCCATGTCACGGGGCCGGGGTCGCTGCTCTTCCGGAAGGAGCCCCCGTGGCCACGTACAACTCTCTGATCTCTCGGGATGCCAGCAACGATCCGCTGGTGCCCGAGCCGGTCTCCAAGGAGATCATCCAGGAGCTGCCGACCCAGTCGGCGGTGCTGCAACTCGCCCGCCAGGTCCCGATGTCGACGAAGACGCAGAGGCAGCCCGTCCTCGACGTCATGCCGATCGCCTACTTCGTGGGCGGCGACACCGGTCTGAAGCAGACGTCGGCGCAGGACTGGAAGAACGTCGACCTGATCGTCGAGGAGATGGCGACGATCGTCCCGATCCCCGAGGCGTACCTCGACGACGCACAGGTGCCGATCTGGGACGAGGTGAAGCCCCGGCTGGTGGAGGCGCTCGGCGCTCTCCTGGACGGGGCGGCCCTGTTCGGCACGAACAAGCCGTCCACGTGGCCGACTGCCGTCTACCAGTCGGCGGTCGCCGCGGGCAACGCGGTCATCGCGGGCACGGGCGACGACTTCGCGCAGGACGTGTCGAACACGGCCGAGCTGGTCACCCGGGACGGCTTCGCAGTCAACGGGTTCGTGGCCCGTCCGGGCCTGAACTGGAAGCTCGTCGGCATGCGGTCGACCGAAGGCATCCCGATCTACCAGCCGAACCTGGACGGGCGCCCTGGCGGCAACCTGTACGGCTACCCGATGGCGGAGCTCTCCAACGGCGCCTGGGACATGTCCGAGGCCGAGCTGCTGATGGGCGACTGGAGCAAGGTCATCATCGGGAAGCGGACGGACATCAGCTTCAAGCTGTTCACCGAGGGTGTCATCTCCGACGACGACGGCAAGGTCATCCTCAACCTGATGCAGCAGGACAGCGTGGCGCTGCGCGTGGTGATGCGGGCGGCGTTCGCCACGGCCAACCCGGCGACCCGCCTCAACACCAACGCGGCGACCCGGTCGCCGTTCGGTGTCGTTCAGGCGACCACGGCCGCATCCTGACCCGCAGGCGCCGGCTGGCCGTCGAGTTGGCCGGCGCTGGGTAGATCGGAGTTCCTCTTGCGGGTTTTGGCGATGTTGCACGCCTATCCTCCGGCTCACAATGCGGGGGCCGAGTGGGCAGCGCACAGTCTGCTGCGGGAGCTCGCGGCGCGGGGCCATGAGGTCGACGTCCAGTTGTCGCATCCAGCTGCCGCGTCGGCTGGTTACGAGTTGGACGGGGTGCGCGTACATCCGCACCGAGGCAAGGCGGATCCGGGTCCTTGGATGAAGGGCGAGCGGCGCGCCGATGTGATCGTCACGCATCTGGAGAACACGCCGCGCGCCTCGATCCTGGGCGAGCTGAACCGGATTCCGGTGGCGCATCTGCTGCACAACACCTTCGAGAAATCGAAGTCGTGGCTGGTGAAGGGCTCCCCGTCGCTGGTCGTCTACAACACGGCATGGATGAAAGCGGATGCGGAGGCGTGGTGGCGTGTTCACCGCGGGGATCGGCCGATGCCGTGGGGCATCACCGTGCACCCTCCGGTCGCTGTCGAGGACTACCAGGCTTCGCCGGGAGACCACATCACCCTGATCAATCTGACGGAAGAGAAGGGCGCCAAGGTCTTCTACGCGCTCGCGGAGCGCATTCCGCGCCGAAAGTTCCTCGGCGTGATCGGCGGCTACGGACAGCAGATCGTCCGCGACGATCTGCCGAACGTGGAGATCGTGCCGCACACGCCTGGGGACCGGATGGCGAAGGACGTCTACGCCCGCACCAGGGTCCTCCTGGCGCCGTCCTCATACGAGTCCTACGGGCGCGTCGCGGTCGAAGCAATGTGCTCCGGCATCCCCGTCGTTGCGCATCCGACCCCAGGGCTCATGGAGTCGCTGGGTGAGGTCGGCATCTTCGCCGACCGGGATGACGTGGATGCCTGGGAGGCGGCCGTGAAGCGGCTGTTTTCCCCGAAGGTCTTTCCGCAGGCGTCGAAGGCGGCTGCGGCGCGCGCTGCTGGCCTCGACCCGGCAGCCGAGCTCGACCTTTGGGTCGCGGCGATGGAGGGGGTGGCGAAGCGTGGATCCCCTCGCTAGCCCGACGGATCTCTCGGACCGTCTCGGCAGGCCGTTGACGGTGGCTGAGGAGGCCCGTGCGCAAGCGTTGCTTGTGGACGCGTCTGCGCTGGTGCGGGCGTACACGGGGCAGGACTTCACCCGCACCGATAACGAAACCGTTGTGATGCGGGCCCAGCAGGGCGAGATCCGACTGCCGAAACGGCCCGTCATCGACGTCACGGCCGTCGTAGCGGTCGGCGCCGGAGGGGCCCCGGATCTGCCGGTGACCGGATGGCAGTGGGACGGCATCGACATCGTCCGCACGGCAACCGACAGCCCGGCGATCAATCTGCCCGAGCTCTGGTACGAAGACGAGGCCGAGGCTTATCCGGGTACCTATCGGGTCACGTACAGCCACGGTGATCCTGCGGTACCCCCTGACGTGGTCGCGATCGTGGCGCGGATGGCTCTGCGCACGATGACCGCGCCCACCATGGCGGGCGGCCTCACCGGCGAGACGATCGGCCCCTACAGCTATCGCACCGACGGCTCCGGAGTCGGAACCGCGGTCGTCATGACCGACGACGACCGCAAGATGCTCGAACTCGCCGGGTATCGGCGCAAGACCGGCATGTCGATGGTGAGGTGGCGATGACCCGTCCGCTGCGGATCGCGGTCCGCGTGCACGCGATGCCCCCAGAGCACAACGCCGGCGCCGAACACATGCTGGTGGGGATGCTGCGGCCTCTCGTCGAGCGAGGGCATGACGTGCAGGTGTGGCTTTCCCAGCTCGGCGAGGCGCGCGAGCCCTACGACTACCGGGACATCCCGGTCGTTCCGCTCGCTTCCCGTCTCGACTTCGGGAGCGCGGTGCGCCGGGCTGACGTGGTGCTGTCGCACCTGGAATCCGTCCCGACGACAGCCTCACTGTCCCGCGGCTACGGCAAGCCGATGGCCGTGATCTGCCACAACACCTTCCGACCCACCTTCCGCGACATGGCCGCCGGTGGCACTGCGCTGGCGGTCTACAACAGCCAGTGGATGGAACGCGAGGCGGAACTGTTCTTCGCCGAATACCCGAAGGGTGTGCGCCCCGAGCGGTCGCTGATTGTGCGGCCCCCCGTGGTCGCTGCGGAGTATGCGACGAAACCGGGCAGCGCGGTGACGCTCATCAACTGCAACCCGGAGAAGGGAGGCAAGGTTCTCGAAGCCCTCGCCCGCCGCATGCCTGAGCAGCGGTTCCTTGCCGTGACCGGTGCCTACGGTGAACAAGCCCTGCCGGACCTGCCGAACGTCGAGATCCTGGATCACGTTCGCGGTGAGGACATGCGGGAGAGGGTGTATGCGCGCACGAAAGTGCTGCTCATGCCCAGCTCCTACGAATCGTGGGGCCGAGTCGGCGTAGAGGCGATGGCCAGCGGCATCCCCGTCCTGGCCCACCCCACACCAGGGCTGTGCGAATCGCTCGCCGAGGCCGGCGTGTTCGCCAACAGAGACGACATCGACGGGTATGAGGCGTCGCTCCGGCGCCTCCTGATGCCCGGCGAATACCGTCTGGCGTCCAAGCGAGCGAAGGCCCGCAGTGCCGAACTCGACCCAGCCGGAGACCTCGCGGCATGGTGCGACACGGTTGAGGGGGTCGCGCGTGCGTGAGCTTCCCTTCGGCGACACGGTCACGATCCTGCGCCCTGGGCCGCCGACGCGGGATGTCTACCAGAACGACGTCCCCGGAGCCCCGACCGAGATCATCATCCCGGGCTGTGCTGTGGCGCCGCGAGACAGTACCGGGGCGGGCGCCAACGAGATCGTCGACGCCCGCGACACCGTCATCAGCGGCCTCACCCTGTACGCCCCCTACGGCACAGACATCCGGGCCACAGACCGGGTCCGGGTCGGCAGCGACCTGTACGAAGTCGAAGGCCACTCCGGGGCCTTCAGGTCGCCATTCACCGGCTCAACCGGGCCCGTGGTCGTCGCCCTGGAACTGGTAACCGGCTAGCCCGACGGGAGGGGACATGGCCGCACGGTTCACGATGAACCGCAAAGGGATCGGCGAGATGCTGTGCATGCCGGGCATGCAGGCGGAGATGCTGCGTCGCGCCAACGTCATCAAGGGCATCGCCGTCGCGACTTCCCCTGTAGATGAGGGCAGTCCCCGTCCGGGGCACTACAAGGAGTCGTGGGAGACGGACAGTACGAGCCGCGGTGGGCGCCGCCGGGACCGTGCGGTCGGCTACGTCCGCAACACCGCCTACTACGCCCGCTGGGTGGAGTACGGGACCGAGAGGGTCCCCGCCCACCACGTGCTTCTACGGGCGGCGCAACTCGGCGGGCGGAACTGATGGCGGTTGTCGGCAGCGTGGACGTCGAGGTCGAACTCGTAGCCTGGCTGACGGACCGGCTGGACGAGCGAACTCTCACAGATCTTCCCGCGAACCTGGGCGATGTGCTGCCAGTGATCCAGGTCCAGCGGGTGGGTGGTGGCGACGACGGCATCCGACTGGACCGCGCGTTCGTCGATGTCGACGTGTACGCCGCCAACCGGCAAGCAGCGTCTCAACTCATGAGCCAGACACGCTCCTTGCTCCTCACCGGGCTGCGGGGCACCGTCACAGCTACGGCAGTGTTCACGTCCGCCCGTACCATCACGGCGCCCGGGTGGCGCGACTACGAGAACCCCAACCTGCGCCGCTTCGGCGCCACGTTCGAAATCTTCTGCCACCCGGTCTCCTGACCGCTTTCGGGCCCGCGCCGGACCCCTTCACCACCCGCCCGTGCGCGGGCTCTTCCACGTCTGGAGACATCATGGTCAACATCACCCGCGCAGCCGACCTTCTGGAGGTCGGCGCGAACGGCGCCGGATGGACTGCTCCGCTCGGCACAGCGTCCCCTGGCGACCCGGCTGTTCAGCCGCTGTCGCCGTGGCTCCCGCTGGGCGCCATCTCGGACGACGGCCTCGTTCAGGGCTTCGAGGAGGACTCGCAGTCCTTCACTCCGTGGGGTTTGACTTCGCCGATCAGGACGTCGATCACGTCCAGCCTGCGGACGTTCAGTCTGACGGCGTGGGAGACGGCCCGGACGACGGTGCGGAGCCTGCAGTACCGCATCGATGTCGCGGAGCTGGCGCCGGCGTCGGGTCTGACGTCGTTCGCGGAGACCGCGTCGCCGGTGCCGGACCGGCGGGCGTTCTGGCTCGCAGTCTTCGACGGAGATCTGCAGCTCGGCTTCTACCTCCCCGAGGCGGAGATCACGGAACGCAGCGACGTCACCCACAAACAAGACGAAGTCGCCGGCTTCGAGTGGACGATCACCGCCTACCCGGATGAGTCCGGGAACACGGTGTACCACGCGGACCGCGTCCCGGAGACGGCCACCTACACAGGCTCCTGAGCTGGTGGGCGGGTCGCAGGCACCCTCTGGGTGCCGCCGTTGGCGCGGGCCCGACCCGTCCACCTTCATTTTTGCCCGCGCCGTGAGATAAGGAGCCCGCGCCGTGGCGACACCACGCAAGACCGCAACCAGCAGGAAGCCCCGTACCGCCGCGAGGGCCGCATCCCGGCCCGCGACCACGCGGCGGACGGCAGAGCCGGATCTGGAGCCGGACGACGAACTCGAGGTCACGGAGGCCGAGGCGCAGGAGATCGAGGCTGAGGGCCAGTACGTCACCGCGACGCTGTGCGGTGAGGACGTTCAGATCATCCCGCCGTCGGCGTGGCGCACGTCATGGAACCGCCTCCTGCAGCAGGGCGACTTCGACGCCTTCGCGGTAAAGGTGTTCCACCCCGACGACTACGAGCTCTACATGGAACTCGACCCGACGATCACCGAGTTCGTCGAGTTCACCCAGGACGCCACGACCCGAGCCGGTGAGCGCCTGGGAAACTCGC